CCGCGATGGTGCATGCCAACGCCGCGAAGAACGGAATGTAGGATAAAATCTTTTTCATATTATTTCTTTTTATGATTAACCATTTTAGTAGCTCTTGCTGCGAGTTTACGAACAACTTTTCTACCTACATTAGTATCTAAGTCCATAACATACTTCTGAATTTTTTCAGGTGTATTAGTCATCTCGTCGAAACGAGCTTGACGTTCTTTCGCCTCTGCCTGTTTCTCTCGTTTACGAACAGCAAATTTACCCTCGCCTCTGTAGCGGAATACGATCTTCTTTTCTTTGTCGTCTAGTCTTCTCATAGTGTTTATTTAATTAATTAGTGGAAGCAGTGGAATCGAACCACTATGTTAACTTACTGCTCTTCTGCAGCGTTAGTCGTCGCATACTCTGTAGAGTTGACAACCGATTGTTCTCGCTAACATGTATACCTCTATAATCTTCAAATCTTAGGTAACCAATACACTTCCGGTATTATATTTTACTCTTTATCCATAGTCTCGTATAGTAAATAGTGTCGCACTCCATCGGTAATACTCTCGAATACTTTTTCGAAGTCTAGTGCTTCATTATCTATAAGATCACCATATACGTCTTTTAGTAATTTAGTCACGATTACCATCTTCTCGTGATCTATCGCTTCTTTAATTTCCTGAAGCGTTGGTTCTTGTCTTTCCTGTGTCATAGTAATTATATTAAAATGAATCCATGCTCAAAATGAGTGGGATAAGATTTCTTGTATTTTATACCTTTATCGTCTAACTCTTCCTGTATTCCAGAGAAATTATCGGCATAGTCGTACACTATATATTTATGCTCAGAACCATACTGATCTTTATACTTTGTAAATTCAACGTAGTTATAGTCGCTAAAGGAAATCCGTAACTTATACTTACTAAGTATTTCTTTTATAATATCTTCTTTATACGTCATAGTAAAAGTGGTACTTTTGTTTAGTAAATAATTTTAACTGTGGGGTATAAATCCACATCCCTCACTATGTCATGACAAAAAGTCACAGTGGAGCACTTTGAAAAAGTGTGACACTAGGCTGTTAAATAAGTAGAATAACAGGCTAATGTCACAGTTTTTGGAAAGAGAATGAGGTTATTTAACCTCAAACTCTCTCGCCCAAGTAGGGAGATTATTAGTATTAGTATAATTCTTGTATTTTCCCCAACAAGGCATCGCTTCAAGGCGTTCTTTATTTGCCTCATATACTTTGTCGTGACTATACTTTCTTGTCACACCTTTTTTGTTGGTGAACTCAATAATTACTTTTTTGCCGATAAGCGACTTTCTTAGAACGAATCTTTTCGTCTTCATAGTTTTTAGGTATTTAGTTAATTTAATTTAATTACATGGTTATTATCTTACTCGTGTCGTTTTAAGTTTGTGACGAGCAGAACGTGTACTAAATGGTACAAAGTTATTATTAGCGACTTTTTAGTTACGTTGCCGTTTAAGTACTGGTTTAATTCGTCAATAGTAGCAAGTATTTCTGTTCGCATAGTATATAATTTAAATTCAGTATTATTATCCCACTATATTCGTGCCCAGTTTGTGATAGCGAAGCATAGTAAAGCTAGTAAATTAGGTAACAGTATAATTACTTCAAATGGATACGAGTCTATAATTCTTTTCATAGTATATAATTTTTAAATTCATAACTATTATCCCACCATGTTCGTGCCCAATTTGTGACGGTGAAAACCTGCTGGCGAGGCGAGGTGCTATACATGCCATGTGCTCAGTTAGTGCTATACACAAACGCCTTGCGGCGCTTGGTATTATTAATTACTTGATCTCATGCTCGCGAGCCCAAGTAGGAAGATTGTTAGTATTTGTGTAGTTGCCATATTTGTGCCAGCATGGCATAGCTTCTAACTTCTTCTCATTAGCTTTGTAGACAACATCATGGTTGTACTTCCTTGTCTCACCTTTCTTGTTAGTGAAAGTTATGACAATGTTCTTGCCAATTAAAGTTTTTCTCAATACAAATCTTTTTGATTTCATAGCATATAGTTTTTAAATTCAGAATTATTATCTTATAATGATCGTGCTGACTTTGTGACGCGGGAAAATACGTGCCCACTTTGTGAGTGCTATACACGTAAAAGAAAAGCCGCTCATTCGAGCGACTGATCTTGAACCATGATCACACAGATCACCAAGCAGAGGATTACCACTGCACCTACAAATATATCGAACATAAGCGGAGTTATTTAGACTCCACTTGATGTTCTCTCGCCCATGTCGGCAAGTTATTAGTGTTGGTGTAGTTTTTATACTTGTTCCAACACGGCATTGCCTCGAGTTTCTCTTTGTTGGCATTGTACACCGCGTCGTGATCGTAGGTGAACGAGTTGCCTTTCTTGTTAGTGAATGTGATGATCGCCTTTTTACCGATCAATGTCTTACGCATAACGAATCGATTAGTAGTCATGCTGTTCAATGCTGCCTTCTTAGCCATAGCTTTTAAGTATTAGTTAATAATTAATTTTCAAGTTTATTATCTAAATATAATCGTGCCCAGTTTGTGATGCCAAAAATAAATTGCCAAAATAATTTAGCCGAGCAAATATACTTATTTAAACTTCAAATATATTATCTAAAAATATTCGTGCCGACTTTGTGACGAAATGGGGGGCTGGGCTAAAATATTTGACTTTTGATAGTCGTTGTCACTTTGTGAGAAGGGGTGCAGCACCCCGGTTCTATATTTGTAATAACTTTTTATATGACATTAGGCTGTTAATAAAGAAGAGTAGTAGGCTACTGTCACAGTTTTAACTATCATGTGTTTTTAAGTGATAGTATACGTATGGCATATGTACAGAAGAATAGTCCGTTTAGAAAGCAGAAGTTATCGGCTAAAGCTGCAAAGGCTAAAGCAGAGAGAGACTTAGCTTATGCAAACGGTCCTTATAAGAAGAAAAGAGCTGAGAATCAGAGAAAGCGACGTGCTGCTAAAAAGCGTGGAGTTAATCTAGAGGGCAAGGATTATGACCATACAACGCAATCATTCGTATCGGTTAAAAGTAACCGCGGTGGATTTGGTAATGGAACTAACACTTAATATATAAAAACATGGCATTTAAAATGAAAGGTTGGTCGGGTAATCACGGTAATAGTCCGACTAAAAATTATAAAAAAGGATATTACGGGGATTCTCCAAATAAAAAAACTTGGAAAGAAGCTTATAAAAGCATGAAGAGTGATCCTAAATTATCGAAAATTTATGGTAACCTAAGTGAAGCTGAATATATAGCTGAAGCTAAGAGACAAAAAGCTAAACACGCAGAAACAGGTAAGTGGGATGCTCCTAAAAAACCTATGAAAACTTCTTCTACAAAAACTGAAGTAAAAACTAAAACGGTCCAACAACCATCAAACGTTTATAAAGAAGGAGAAGTAAAAACTGTACCTGTCACAGAAAAAACGAAAAAACAAACTAAGACAGATAAAAAAATAGCAAAAGCAGTTTCTAAAGGTAAATTAAAAAAAGCAGCTAAAATATCTGCTGTAGCTTCTCAACCTGGTACAAGTAAACTAGAGAAAAGACTTAATTACGCTGGAGAGAAAGCTAGAAAACGAAAAGCTTTAAGACAAGAGAAAAAAGAAAGAAAGCAAAACCTTAAAAAACAAGTATCTAGTTCATCTAGAACCGATAAAGAGAAAAAAGAGTGGTTGAAGACAGGTAAAAAGAATATTAGAAAAGATATTAGATCAAGAATGTCAAAAATATAAGATACCTGTAAATATAAAATTACAAACATACGTTTAACCTAAAACCAATAAACATGACGTACCTTTATTACCGGTCCACAAATGGACAACAACAAGTTAACCCAAAAACTAAGAGAGATTGGGAACACCTAGCCAACAAGGCAAATTGGAGAATTGTTCAATTACCTAACGGCTATTACCAAACTGAAGTTTCTAACCCTGATAATGAGGAAAGTTGGCAAGATGTTACTCGCCGAGAGACATTAGAAGGTGCTGAAAAGGCTATCGACGGAAGTGTTGATCATTTTTCTAAAAAACTAGAGGCTATCAAAGGACCAAAAGTGGTAAAAACTTTTAATTAATGCATGAGGAGCGCAAGCTCCTCTATTTTTTTTAATTTAATTTAATAAAATGGAGTACAATAACCCTTCTCAGCTCATAAAAGAGTTGAATTTTGGCCAAAATGCCAAATCTAAGATTGCAAGTGGCGTAAATAAGCTTGCAAAAGCAGTAAAATCGACGCTTGGAGCGTCGGGAAAGTGTGTGATTTACGAAGATGCACGAGGAAATCCAGTAATTACTAAAGATGGTGTGACAGTAGCGGAAAGTGTAGTACTTTTTGATCCAATTGAGAACATCGGAGCAACGATGATCAAGGAAGCTGCTAAAAATACCGTAAAAGAGGCTGGTGACGGAACTACAACTGCCACTGTTTTAGCTGAAGCTTTGTTAAGTAGTATTTCTAAGCATAGCGATGGACCTATTAGAGCTCTAAAAAATGGTGTTAATTCAGGTTTAAAGAAGATTAATAAATATTTAGATGAAGTCAAGATCGAAGTAGCAGACGAGAAGCTAGCTAACGTCGCTGCTATCTCTTGTAACAACGATTCTGAGCTAGGTGATATTATAGCTGAGGCCTACCAGAAAGTTGGTAAAGATGGTGTTGTGCTTATGGAAGAGTCTCCAACCGAGGATACTTACGTTGAGGTTGTTGATGGAGTACAATTTGAATGTGGAGTAACATCACCGCACTTCATCACAAATACAGATAAGCAGAAAGTTGAGCTTGAGCAGCCACTTGTTTTAATATGCATGTCTGAAATACCTAATATACGTAAGATTCAGAACATCTTAGAGTATGTTATTAAAAACAACCGATCTTTACTTATTGTAGCGGCAGTAAGTCAGCAAGTAAAATCGGCGCTGCTCATGAATAAAGTAAAAGGTAACATTAAGGTTAATATTGTAGATCTACCTGGTTTTGGTCCTACTAAGAAAGATACATGTGAAGACTTAGCCATATTAACAGGGGCTACGGTTGTAAATGAGGAGCTAGGAGACGATCTTGACCTTATAGATGTCGAAACACTAGGGGAAGCTGAATATGCGACCACAGATGACAGATATACAGTTCTAACGGTTGATTCTGATACTGAAGCTGTAGAAGAAAGAATCAAACAAGTTAGTAAGCAAATAAAAGATGAAAAGAATCAGTACATTAAGAAAAAGCTTCAAGAGAGGTTATCTATGCTTTCTGGTTCGGTTGGAGTTATCAAGGTTGGCGCAGATTCTAAGATTGAACTTAAAGAGAAGAAAGACAGGGTTGAAGATGCGATATACGCTGTTAAAGCTGCTCTTAAAGAAGGGATTGTTCCGGGCGGAGGTATTGCATTACTTAATGCTTCTCAAAAAATCGAACCCACTAACGTGGGTGAAAGAGCTATTATTGAAGCTATACAATCGCCTTTCAAAACAATAATGTCTAATGCAGGTCTAGAACCTCAAACTGTATCGGGTGAAGGTTTAGGCGTTGATGTCGTCACAGGTGATATTGTTGACATGGTCAATGCTGGTATTATCGATCCAGTTCTCGTAACAAAGTCTGCACTCAAGAACGCTGTGAGTGTAGTTACAACTATAGTATCAGCGGACTGTGTAATCTCAAACGCAAGAGCAGATGAAAGCAATCAATAACTATTTAGTAGTAGATAAGATCAAAGAAGAGCAACGTAAGGTTGCAGGTCTTATAATGACAGAGGATTTAGATGATGACAATAGGTACTTAAAGGCTAAGGTAATATCAGCTGGTAATCTAGTTGAAGCTGTAGCTGAAGGTGATATGGTTTACTATGATAAACATGCTGGTCACGGAATACAATGGCAAGATAAACTTTATTTTGTCATTAGATCAAGTGATATTGTATTAGTAGATTAATCATAAACCAAAACCCGTAATCCTTAAACCTGAATTCGTAAACAATTATTAATTATTAAACAAAAATTTTTAACAAATGGAAAAATTTCTTTATTTCACTGACGGTACAGCAGGAGCAAATGCAACAACAGAGGCTATATGTGTTCCTGTTAGTATGATCAAAAGTATGGAACCTGTTAGTGCTTCGGCAATGAACATTTATTTTAAAGAATTACGAGAAGAACAAGGAGCTACACAAGCTGTAGCAACAGCTAGATATTCTTACGTAGATCTTGAAATAACAGATGGAGGTTTTAAAGATGTATGTGAGGCTATAACTGGAGCTATAAATGACGTTAACAATAGTGGATTCATAGTTATAGCTGATACACTAAATAGCAAGTTTATACACCCTAACATTACTGATGCTACTATTAAGTATAGTGATACTGATACTGCTGCATAATCTAATTATTAACTAATAAAATATAAAACATTATGAAAAATATGCTTTATTTTAGTGATGGTACAGCAGGAGCAAATGCAACAACAGAAGCTATTTGCGTATCATCAGACATGATTAAGAGTATGGAGCCTATTAGTGCTAGTTTGATGCACATTTATTTTAAAGAATTAAGAGAGGAACAAGGAGCTACAGCTGCTGTTGGAACTGACAGATTTACTTATGTTGTCTTAACAATTGGCGATGGAGATTTTCCAGCTGTTGCTGAAGATATTGTTACTGCGCTTAATTCAAGTAGAAAAAGTAATAACGGTTTTATTGTTATTGCAGATGCACTTAACGGTAAATTTTTAAATGGTAAAATCACAGATGCTAAAATAGTGTTTAGCGATGATGATATAGACTCTACTAACTAATCTCAATGAGATTAACATCTCACGATTTACGTGAATTACAAATCCTTAAGTATTACAGGCTCACTAGAAAGTGGGCTTGTAAGACTTACGGGTTAACTGATGCAGATCTAGAGTTATTGATATATCTAGACTGTAAGAAAAGATTTACTCGAGCTGAATTTGAAGCTGGAGAATATACACTTAGCTGGGATAAACACCGCTGGGAAAAACTAAGAAAAGAAGGCTGGATTGAGGTCTGGCGTCATCGAAATCGAACTACGATTAAGTACAGCGTCTTCAAAACCTCGTTTAAATGCAGCCAACTCATAAGCAGAATATATAGAATATTATTAGGCGAGGAGGATATTCCAACACACGATAAAAGTGTATTTTTTAAAAACAAATCATATACAGACAAAGTGTATAACAAAGCTGTAGATGATATGATAAAAGACTCTGAAAGATAATGGGATTTAAACTAGGTTCTGAAAAAAGACAAATACGTAATTCAAGTAATACACCTATTATTAGAAAAAACTTAGACGATGGTATTTTAGGTGAAGCTAATATGGACGGTAGTATTTACATAGATAAATCAGTACCTAAAGATAGTGCACTTGAAAAGAAAGTAATAGCACACGAATCCCAACATCTAAAAGATATGTCTACTGGAGAATTATCCTATACAGATGATTATGTTCGTTATAAAGGTGTAACATATCCTAGACGTGATGGTAAAATTAAATATAATGGCAAGTGGAGCGCAGAGGGCTCTAACGTTTTTCCTTGGGAGAAGAAAGCCGTAAAAGCTGAAAAGAATGCTTAATAAAATGTTAGGTGGTATATTTGGTAAAGTATTAGATAATGCCAAAGGTATACTAGATGAGGTAATAACTACAGACGAAGAAAGAGAAAAAGTAAAGTTAGAGATCGAGAAAGTAATGCTCGAAGCTGAACGTGAAGCTTTTGCTAAAGAAGTGGAAGATCGTAAGTCAGCTAGAGACATGTATAAAGATGATGCTATAATTCAGAAGATATTAGCAACACTGTTTACATTAGCTTATTTTGGTCTAACTTACGTGATGTTTAGATATTTCGTTTTAAAAGACGTTGTATTAGGTGATTATGAGATAGGATTCATTTCTACCACATTTGGTGCAATGAGTGCTAAAGTAAATACAATAATAGACTTCTTCTTCGGGGGAAGTTCAAAACAGAATCAACAAGTAAATAAATAAAAAAAATGGGATTAAATTCAACAGCAACAGCTTGGAATTTCGGACAGCTTGGTAGTGGACATCTTAAAGCCAATGCTACCGATCTTACACCTCCGCATGGTAGAGTAATAGTTGCTATAACAATGTTAGAAGATGTAAAGTTTGATCAACTAGTAGCTGCAACCGACGGTTCGTCTAGTTTAGTAGATACTGCTGGATCACTAGGTGATGGTGTAGCTTTTATTGGTACTCAGACTCAAACTAGGGCTAATGGTTTAGATCAATCAAATGATACCGCTGAGAGTGAAGCAATAGCAGATACCGTTATATTTCCAGAGGGCTTAACTATTTACGGTAGATGGAATAGAGTATCTTTACAAACTGACTATACACATGGTGTAATAGTTTATTACGGCTATTAATGGCGTTGGGTAACGCAAATACATCAGCTCAAGCTAGAGGTAAAAATAAAGCTGTAAAAATTAGAAAACGTACGGAGGTTAGAAACGCTAGCGGTTGGACCTCTTTCTCCAGCTCTACAGTTCAGAGTAATGGTAGTAATGCTTGTGCTGCAACTATGGACCAAACATATTACCATGACGGTAGTAGTTCAGCTCCGACTGCAGGTGATAAAGTTTACTCAAAAGCTAGAGCTAATGATAGGTATTTTCTAGCAGATGGCCACTATAGAATAGATGGTGGTGGAGGTAGGTTTAAAGCTATGCCTGTAACATCAGGTGTAGTTGGATCAATATCAGATTGTAGATAGTAAATTTATATAAAACAATTAAATTAAATTAAATTATGAATACAACAAAAGAAAAACTCGTTGACCTTAAACCTAAAGCTAAAAAAATTGAAACTGAAGAACTAACTAAACTTCAGTCTTTAGCTAAAGGTATCAATCAAGCCCAAAAACAAATAGGTATCATTGAGGTTCAAAAGCACAGCATGCTTCATGACATTTTTGAAATGAGAAGTTATATTATGGAAGTTCAAAAAGAACTTAAAGAAAAATATGGTTGTGACGATGTGAGTCTAGAAGATGGTACAATAAACTATAATTCAAATGAATCAAACGAAGCTAATTCGTAAGATTACAGTTGGAAAAGATTACAAGATAGACGCTATGCACTACTCTGTAGGTCAAGAAGTTTATGGTGGTCATACCATTTGTAATATTATGGAAGAAGAAGAAAAGTATAGTATTTATATTAAAAAAAACAAAGATATACTGCCTTGGAAAGATTTTAATAAAAACATGGCAATATCAGTTGAGTATAATTTAGAATACTAATGAGAAGTATATATGGCTTTGTTATAAAACCAAAAGGTGGTAGATATAACAATACTAAAACAATCGGTGATAAAGAGTTAATAATAAACACTGAAATATATAATCATCAATTTGTCAATAGAGAAGCCGAAGTTATATCTTGCCCAATGGTTGGTGATGACTTAGGGATAAAACCAGGTGATACAATAATAGTTCATCATAATGTTTTTAGAAGATGGCATGATGTTAAAGGCAAAGAAAGAAATAGTAAATCCTATTTTAATGAAAATACCTATATTGTTTTCAAAGATCAAATATTCTTATACAAAAATGATAAAAGTGATTGGAAAGCCCCTGATGGCTTTTCTTTTGTTATGCCCCTAAAATCTATAGACAAGTACGATATAGATCAAGAGAGGCCACTTATGGGTGTTATAAAGTACTCTGATGGTTCTTTTGATAAACAAGATTTAGTTGGTGTTAGACCAAACAGTAAGTACGAGTTTATAATTGATGGTCAGAGACTATATAGAGTTATGAACCATTTTATAACTATTAAGTATGAATATCAAGGAGACGAAGAAGAGTATAATCCAAGCTGGTCATAGAGCAGTGGAAGAATTAATTAAAGTAGCTAAAGAAGCTATAGTTGACAGCGGTGATGATATTACTGCTGATAGACTTAAAAATGCTGCTGCTACAAAAAAATTGGCTATCTTTGATGCTTTTGAAATACTCAATAGAATACAAGAAGAGCAAGCTATACTAGATGGTAAAACTGAAGATAAAAAAGAAGACAAAGTTTTCAAAGGTTTTGCTGAAGGTAGATCTAAGTAATGTACGAGCAAACATTATATAAAATAATAGAACCTATAAAGCTTACTACTATTAAAAGACTTAATAAAGGTAAGAAGTGGAAACAAGGATATGATCCTGACCATGACATTATTATACTTGGTACTACAGGTCAAATAGGTGAAATATATGAAATACAAGGTTTAAAAATAGCTTTGCCAAAACCACCTAAAAGTATATATTCTAATGATAAAAAGAAGTGGGAGCAAATACCTAAACCTGATATACTTAAAAAGATAAAAACTATATTTGATTGGCGTGCATATCCTGAAGAGCAAAAACCTCAATGGTATGATTATATAGATGAAGAATTTAAACGCCGCGAAGATGGTTTTTGGTTTAATAATGATGGAATCCCAACTTATATAACAGGTAGTCATTATATGTATTTACAATGGAGTAAGATTGACGTAGGTGCCCCTGATTTTCGTGAAGCAAATAGATTATTCTTTTTATTTTGGGAAGCTTGTAAATTAGATAAGCGATGCTACGGAATGTGTTATTTGAAAAACAGACGTTCTGGTTTCTCATTTATGAGTTCAGCAGAAGCTGTGAATCAAGCTACAATATCTAGCGACTCAAGATTTGGTATACTATCAAAAAGTGGTAGTGATGCTAAGAAGATGTTTACAGACAAAGTAGTACCAATATCTATAAATTATCCTTTTTTCTTTAAACCTATCCAAGATGGTATGGATAGACCTAAGTCAGAACTTGCTTATCGTGTTCCTGCTAGTAAATTTACTCGTAAGAAATTAGATACTAACGAAAAGTTAGAAGATATAAAAGGTCTTGATACAACTATTGACTGGAAGAATACTGGTGATAATAGTTATGATGGTGAAAAGCTTTCTCTATTAGTACATGATGAAAGTGGTAAATGGGAGAGACCTGATAATATACTTAATAACTGGCGAGTGACTAAAACTTGTTTAAGGTTAGGTAGTAGAATTATAGGTAAGTGTATGATGGGATCAACATCTAATGCTTTAGATAAAGGTGGTGATAACTTTAAAAAATTATATAACGACAGCGATGTCACAAAACGTAATAAAAATGGTCAAACACGATCTGGTTTATATTCTTTGTTTATCCCAATGGAATGGAACTTTGAAGGTTTTATTGACGAGTTTGGAAGACCAGTATTCAGTACTCCAACACAAGACGTTTATGGACCAGACGGTGAACTAATTGATGTTGGTGTAATTGATCACTGGGATAATGAAGTTGAAGGTCTGAAAGAAGATCAAGATGCATTAAATGAATTTTATCGTCAATTCCCAAGAACTGAAGAGCATGCTTTTAGAGATGAAACAAAAAATAGTTTATTTAATCTTGTAAAAATATACGAGCAAATAGATTATAATGAAGGTATTAGAAATTCAGCAGTAACGACTACTGGAAGCTTCCAATGGGTTGGTGGTGTAAAAGATACTAGTGTTGTTTTTAATCCAGATCCAACTGGAAGATTTAAAATTAGCTGGGTACCGCCTCAAAATCTTCAAAATAGAGTGATAGTTAAAAATGGGGTTAAATATCCTGGAAATGAACATATGGGAGCTTTTGGCTGTGATAGCTATGATATTAGTGGAACAGTTGATGGACGTGGATCAAACGGTGCTCTTCATGGTTTAACTAAATTCAGCATGGAAGATTCCCCAGCAAACACATTCTTTTTAGAATACATTGCTAGACCTCAAACCGCTGAAATATTTTTTGAAGATGTATTGATGGCTTGTGTATTTTATGGCATGCCATTATTAGCAGAGAATAATAAACCAAGACTTTTATATTATTTTAAACGAAGAGGTTATAGAGGGTTTAGTATGAATAGACCTGATAAAATCTGGAACAAATTGTCCGCAGCTGAAAAAGAAGTTGGTGGTATACCAAACTCTAGTGAGGATATTAAACAAGCTCACGCCGCGGCAATTGAAATGTATATCAATGATCATATTGGTCATTTAGGTGAAGGTAATTATGGTACTATGTACTTTAACGAAACACTTAATGACTGGGCAAAATTTGATATAACTAAAAGAACTAAGTTTGATGCGGCTATAAGTTCAGGATTAGCTATCATGGGTTGTAATAGACATTTGTACTCTCCTAAAGCACCTTCTTATAAACCAAAGTTAAACATAAATATAAGTAAATATAAACAAGATGGTTTTACATCTAAAATAATTAAAAGATAATTATGGCTGAGTCAGTTGTAAAGAGTTTTTTTCCAAGTCAAGCAGTTAGTGATATTGAGAAAATGACTAACGAGTACGGTTTAAAAGTAGCAAGAGCTATTGAGCAAGAATGGTTTTCTAGTGATAGAGGATCAAGAGCCGGTAGACATATAAATACTAAAAATGATTTCCACAACTTAAGATTGTATGCTAGAGGTGAACAATCTATTCAAAAGTATAAAGATGAGTTATCTATAAATGGTGACTTAAGTTACTTAAATTTAGACTGGAAACCAGTACCTATTATACCTAAGTTCGTCGATATTGTAGTTAATGGCTTAGCTCAAAGAAATTATGATATTAAAGCATACTCACAGGATCCTTATGGAGTGGAAAAACGTACTGAGTATATGGAAAGCATACTTAGAGATTTAAGATCAAAAGAATATACTGATTTAGTAATGCAAGCAACTGGCGTTGATTTAACAGAAAATGATATGTCAGATATGCCTGAAAATGAAGAAGAGTTAAAACTACACATGCAAATGACTTATAAGCAAGCTGTAGAGTTAGCTGAAGAACAGGCTATAAATGTTTTACTTGAAGGTAGTAATTATGAATTAATTAAACGTAGATTTTTCTACGATTTAACAGTATTAGGAATTGGTGCTGTAAAAACTAGTTTTGATACTTCAAGAGGTGTTGTTGTTGAATATGTTGATCCAGCAGATTTAGTTTACTCTAAAACAGAATCCCCCTATTTTGATGATATATATTATGTTGGTGAAGTTAAACATGTACCTATTAATGAATTAGTAGTTCAATTCCCTGACTTAACTGAAGAACAAATAAAAGAAATATCTGAAACTAATAATTACGATAAAGGTAATTACAATACTCAAAGAGATTATGATAATAACCAGGTTCAAGTCTTATACTTCAACTGGAAAACTCACAAAAACGAAACCTACAAAATTAAAGAAGTTGGTTCAGGTGCTGAGAAAGCCATTGAGAAAGATGATACATTTAATCCTCCAAAAGATTTAGACGGAAACTTTATTAAATTACAAAGACAAATAGAGTGCTTGTATGAAGGAGCTTTAATATTAGGTACTGATAAATTACTTAAATGGGAGATAGCTAGAAACATGCTACGCCCTAAAAGTGATTTTACTAAAGTTAAAATGAATTATAGTATTGTAGCACCTAGAATGTATAATGGTCGTATTGAATCATTAGTAAAGCGTATAACTGGTTTTGCTGATATGATACAGTTAACACACTTAAAGTTACAGCAAGTATTATCTCGCATGGTACCAGATGGTGTTTATTTAGATGCTGATGGTTTAGCCGAAATAGACTTAGGTAACGGTACAAACTATAATCCACAAGAAGCATTAAATATGTTCTTCCAAACAGGTTCTGTTATTGGTAGATCATTTACTGAAACTGGAGATATGAATCCAGGTAAAGTGCCTATACAGGAAATATCAAGTGGATCAGGTGGTCAAAAAATGCAAAGCTTAATTGCTACGTATAATTACTACTTACAAATGATTCGTGATGTCACCGGACTGAATGAAGCTAGAGATGGTACAACACCTGATAAAAATGCTTTAGTTGGTGTTCAAAAACTAGCAGCTGCTAATAGTAACACTGCTACAAGACATATATTACAGTCTGGGTTATTCTTAACTGTTGAAGTGGCTGAGCAATTATCACTTAGAATATCAGACATTATTGAGTACTCTCCAACTAAAGAAGCTTTTATACATGCTTTAGGTGCTCACAACGTAGCTACATTAGAAGAAATGTGTAGTTTACATTTGTATGACTTTGGTATATTTATTGATTTAGCACCAGATGAAGAAGAAAAAGCTATGCTTGAAAACAATATACAACAAGCTTTAGCTCAAGGTGGTATAGATTTAGAGGATGCAATAGATGTGAGAGATATTAAAAATATCAAATTGGCTAATCAAGTATTAAAGATTAGACGTAAGAAAAAACAAGAGCGTGATCAATTAGTTCAACAGCAAAATATTAAAGCACAAGCTGACGCTAATGCCCAAGCACAACAAGTTGCAGCTCAAGCAGAGATGCAGAAAGATCAAGCAAAGATGCAAGGTCAAGCTCAATTAGAGCAAGTTAAAGCTCAATTTGAAGCTGAAAAATTAAAACAAGAATTAGCTGGTAAAAAAGAGTTAATGATGTTAGAGTTTCAAATAAACCAACAATTAAAAAGTATGGATCAAAGCACTGTAAATGCTAAAGAAAAGATGAAAGAAGATCGTAAAGATGAGAGAACTAGAATCCAAGCGTCACAGCAAAGTGAACTTATAGAGCAAAGAAAAACAGGTAATCCACCTAAAAACTTTGAATCATCAGGTAATGATATACTTGGTGGTGGTATGGGATTAGAAGATTTTAATCCTAGATAATTACTAATTTTTATTTTATATTATGGAAGAAAACAAAGAAGTAGTTGAAGAAACTACACAAGAAACCACTCAACCTCAGATCGATGAATCTAAGTTTGAGTCCGCTGGAGATGATTCAGTGTACAAAGTTGATTTAAGTAAACCAATAGTTAATGAAGAACCAACAGAAACTGAAGAAGACACAACTGACACAGCAGGAGTGGTGGGAAGCGATGAAGACTCCGGATCCACAGAAGAGCAAGAAGAAGTACAGTCGGAAACAGAAGTACAAGAAACAGAAATACCAGTATTAGAAGAGGTAACCAATGAAGAAGTTGAAGAAGTAGCTGAAAAAGTTGAAGAAGCTATTGCTAAAGCAGAGGAGACTGGGGAGCCTATACCTGAAGATGTTCAGAAGTTATTAGACTTTATGAATGAAACTGGTGGTACTTTAGAGGATTATGTAGAGTTAAATAAAGATTATAGTGATCTTGATAATAAAACAGCTTTACTTGAGTATTATAAAAGAACTAAACCGCACTTAGATGCGGAAGAAATAGATTTCTTAATAGAAGATTCATTTAGCTACGATGAAGAGTTAGATGATGAAAGAGAAGTTAGAAGAAAAAAATTAGCGCTTAAAGAGCAAGTTGCCAGCGCGAAAGCCTACTTAGACGGGCAAAAGTCTAAATATTACAATGAAATTAAAGCAGGAAGTAGATTAACGCCTGAAGCGCAGAAAGCTATGGACTTCTTTAATAGATACAATAAAGAATCAGAGACGAATAAACAGTTAGCTGAGAAACAAAAGTCTGTATTTGACAAGAAGACTAATCAAGTCTTTAACGACAATTTCAAAGGTTTTGAATACAACGTCGGAGATAAGAAATACAGATTTAATGTTAAAAACGCAGATGACGTAAAGTCTACTCAAAGTGACATCAACAACTTCATTAACAAGTTTGTTAATAGCGACGGTGTAATAGATGATGCTAAGAGTTATCATAAAGCTTTATATTCTGCAATGAATGCTGACGCTATCGCTCAACACTTTTATGAACAAGGTAAAGCTGATGCTTTGAAAGACAGTGTTGCTAAAAGCAAAAATGTCAATATGAATCCTCGTCAAGAACGTGGAGGTCAAGTAGAAGGCGGAGGCATAAAGTTTAAAGTGCTAGGTGATAATTCTTCTGATTTTAAATTTAAAATTAAAAATAAAAAATAACTTAATTTAAAAACATTTAATTATGGCAATTACAAGTTTTAACGGAGGGGCTGGTCCTGATGCGGCTCCACGTAAACAAACGCTTGCTTCTAACTACGTAGATTTTTTATCTGCTGATACTGAAGGTTGGGCGCAACAATACTTACCAGATCTTATGGAAAAAGAAGCTGAGATCTATGGTAAAAGAACTATTTCTGGCTTCTTATCTCAAATTGGTGCTGAAGAAGCTTCTGCGTCTGACCGAGTAGTTTGGTCTGAACAAGGTCGTCTTCACTTAGCGTATACTTGTAAGTATAAAGATTCTAATAATGTTTATACTATTGAAAACGATATTGATGGTAATACTGTAGGTGCTGATCACGGTATTCGCGTAGGTGATATGGTAGTTATGTCTAATGCTTCAGCTACTGCTAAAGGTTATGTATCTGCTGTTTCTAGTGCTGATGTAACAGTATTAGCTTATGCAGATGGTAACATGGTTGATGCAGACGCATTAAATTCTAATACTGTATCTTCTGAAGATACTAGAATTTTAGTTATTGGTTCTGAATTTGAAAAAGGGTCTAACGCTCGTTCAGGTGCTAATGCTCCTAAATTCAAATCTTACCAACAAAAACACATAATCCTAAGAGATTACTACGAAATATCAGGTTCTGATGCTTCTCAAATCGGTTGGGTTGAAGTTTCTGGTGAAGAAGGACAAAATGGTTACTTGTGGTATTTAAAAGCTGAAGGTGATACTCGTGCTCGTTTCGCTGATTACTTAGAAATGACTATGCTAGAAGCTGAGACTGCTCACGCTGATGCTGGTGCAATTGGTGGTACTGACGGTGATGCACTACAAGATGGTATGGAAGGTTTATTCCAATCTATTACATCTCGAGGTCACTCTTCAACTGGTATTACTGGTGTAAATGCTGCTACTGACTTAGCTGAATTTGACGCTATGTTAGCTGTATTTGACCAAAACGGTGCTATTGAAGAAAACATGTTGTTTGTAGATCGTTCTACTAGCTTAGCTATAGATGATATGCTTGCTTCTATGAATTCTTATGGTACTGGTGGTACTTCTTATGGGGTATTTAACAACAGCGAGAACATGGCACTTAATTTAGGTTTCACTGGTTTCCGAAGAGGTTCTTATGATTTCTACAAGTCTGACTTTAAATATTTGAATGACAAAGGAACTCGTGGTGGTCTTAACGATACTGTTAATAATATTCGTGGTGTAGTTGTACCTGCTGGTGTATCTTCAGTTTATGATGAAGTGTTAGGTAGAAACTTAAAACGTCCATTCTTACATGTACGTTATAGAGCTTCTCAAACTGAATCTCGTAAGTTGAAAACTTGGGTTACTGGTTCTGTAGGAGCTACTACTTCAGGTGTTGATGCGATGCAAGTTCACTACTTATCAGAAAGATGTTTAGTTACTCAAGGTGCTAACAACTTTATGTTATTGAACTAATATAGGATGGGGCTTCGGCCCCACCTTATTTTTTTTAATTTTTATTTTATTATATTATGGCAAAGAAGAAAACTACGGCGAAAGCCCAAACTGTAGCAACCGCTCCAGTACAAGAAACTTTAGCTACCAATGAGATGGTAGAAGCTAAAGTTGAAATTAAAGAACAACCAAAAAAAGACACTTGGGAGATTAAAGATAGAATGTATTACTTAACAGGTAATAAAACTCCTTTAACAAAGTTAATAAGAGGAAGTAATATATTTTATTTTGATGAAGAAGCGGGTTATGAAAGAGAGTTGAAGTACACTTCAAATCAAAGAACTTGTTTTGTAGATGAAATGAAAGGTGAGCAAAGATTAGAGCATATTATATTTCAAAATGGTGCTTTAATGGTTCCTAAAACTAAAACTGTTTTACAAAAACTACTCTCATTATATCACCCTCATAGAGATAAAGTGTATAAAGAACACAAACCTCAGCAAATAGCCGCTAATCAAATTGACATGTTAGAGCTTGAAATAGAAGCATTAACAACTGCTCAAAATTTAGATATTGATATAGCTGAAGCTGTTATGCGTGTAGAGATTGGTTCTGAAGTTAATAGGATGAGTTCTAAGGAGCTTAAAAGAGATTTACTATTATATGCTAAGAGAAATCCAGGTTTGTTCTTAGAATTGGTGAATGATGATAACGTACAATTACGTAACTTTGGTATTAAAGCTACTGAGTTAGGTATTATTAAACTATCAAATGACCAACGCACATTTATGTGGGGTACAAATGATAGAAAATTATGTACTGTTCCTTTCGATGAACACCCGTACTCTGCTTTAGCCGCATGGTTTAAAACAGATGAAGGTATGGAGATATATTCTAACATTGAAAAACGTTTAAACGCGTAACTATCTTATAGTAGAGTAGCCACTCTAAGGTAGGGTGGCTACTTTAACTATAAAATAATAGCGATGTCAGTAAGCATAAACAATGTATACCAAAAGGTATTGGCAATAGCCAATAAAGAACAAAGAGGTTATATCACACCTCAAGAATTCAATTTATTTGCAGATCAAGCACAAAAAGAAATATTTGAACAGTATTTCTACGATATAAATCAGTTTAACCGCATTCCTGGTAATCAAACTGAGTTTTCAGATCAATTATACATGTTGGAAGAGAAAATAGCTCCGTTTAGAGTTAATGGAGCTTCAATGGTATCTTCTACTGAGTTGCTCACTAGATCTACTTTTGAAGATGGAGTTACAACAGGTTGGACAGATGCTACTAATAATAATTCTGCACCCTCAGTAGTAGCTAATGCTAGCAATAATTATGTATCTAGTTTAAAGTTAATAAATGATGGTTCTGATGTTGATCCAGGTGTTTATCAAGACGTAACACTTTCAACTTCTAAAAAGTATAGACTTAAAGTTAAAGTGTCTTATGCTAATGATCCTAGTGGAGCTGGAGATATTGTTGGTTTAAAACTTTTAGCATTTGCTATTGCTGGCGCTGATGATGGTTACTATATTTTACAAACTAAAGCAGTTACTAATGGTGAGTATTTTTTAGATATTGAACCATTAGATTATGCAGGCGGTGGAGGAGCAACTGAATCATATAGATTATACGTCCAACTTGAAGAAAATACTTTAGATAGTACTGAAATACATTTTTCTGAAATAAGTCTTAAAGAATTAGATAACACAACTTTAGCCACTGACATATATAGATTAGGAGAGGTTTTATATAAAGATACTGGTTCTTCGTATGCAACACAAGTAAGTGAAGTTAATACTAATGAATTAACAAATTACAATTTATCTCCTTTAACTAGACCAACAGTTAGTAATCCTCTATACGTTAGATCGAGTAGTACATCTATAACTATATATCCAACAATATTAACTAGTGGATCTTCTATCACTTATAATTATATTAAAAATCCAGTTAGTCCTAAATGGACTTATAATGTTGTTTTAGGTAAAGCTGTTTATAATAGCTCATCAAGTGATGCTAAAGACTTTGAATTACATGAATCTGAGGAAAATAATTTGGTTTATAAAATATTACAATTAGCAGGTATATCAATGAGAGATGCTGATATTGCTCAAGCTGGTTCAAATAAAGAAGTACAAGAAGTTCAACAACAAAAATCTTAGTAAATGGGACTGATAAATCAAACGGGTAATGCATATTATAATTCTAATGATCTTGGTAGTTATCAATTTACATCCTTACAAGATATAGTAGATCAATTTATGATTGCATATGTAGGCGAGGATAAAATTATTAGTAAAATTAAAAAACCTGATATTTTATTTCATGCTAAAAGAGCTCTACAAGAGTTTAGTTTTGATACTTTTAAATCTATTAAAGCTTACGAGATAGTAGTGCCAGCTACTCTTGCTATGCCTTTACCTCAAGATTATGTTAATTATACAAAACTTTGTTGGGTAGATGCTTCAGGTATAGAACATAGAATATATCCGACTTCAGACACTAGTAACCCTTCAAATATAGCTCAAACAGGTACACCAGGAACAGCTCCATATTATGAATTTACTGATAATGAGTTAGTTTTAGATACTGAATCTGATACATTGTCAAACTTTAAAGCTAATAATCCTTCAGAAAATAAAGTAAATGATTTTAACTATGATGATGAGCTTTATGACCCTAATATTGGCCAACGTTTTGGTTTAGATCCTCAAAGAGCTCAAATAAATGGTAGTTTTTATATAGATGAAACAAGGGGATTTATTAGATTTAGTTCGAATTTGTCAAGTAAAACTTTAATATTAAAGTATATTAGTGATAGTTTAGGCACTGATGCTGAAATGCAAGTACATAAATTTGCAGAAGAAGCTATGTATAAACAAATAGCTTATGCTGTAGTTTCAACAAGATCTAACACACCTGAATACATAGTAAATAGATTTAGAAAAGAAGCTTTCGCGACTAAACGTAAAGCTAAACTTAGATTATCAAACATTAAAATAGAAGAAATAACTCAAGTTTTAAGAGGTAAATCTAAACACATCAAACACTAAGATATGCCAGAGTTAAATAATACTTTTGTAAAAGGTCGAATGAATAAAGACCTTGATGATAGATTAGTACCACAGGGTGAATATCGAGACGCATTAAATATAGAAGTGTCAACTTCTGAGAATTCAGATGTTGGTACAGTACAAAATTTAAAAGGTAATAAAAACATATCTAATGATATATTATCCTCTTTTAGTCATGAAAATATATTTAATCTTGTAGGTAATGTTGAAATAAATACTCAAGATTCTTACACTTCATTTACAACAGGACCTAATACTGATGATGCTTTAGTTAATTTTGCTGGAAATAACGAATTAAAATTTAGTTATCAAAATTCAAGTAATACCACATATAGGGTAGTTAAAAATGAGTTATTAGAAGTAGACAAAGAGTATACTATTTATTTTGATTTTGAATTAAATTTACGCTCTTACGCACCTGGTACTTATGATTATACAATTGGTTTAATAGGTTTAGATTCTATTTTTACAGATGAAATTATTGTAGATAAAAATACTATAATTAATGATGGTGTTGCCTCTGGTTTTATAAGTAAAACTTTTTATTGTGATAATGTAAACTTAGGAATATTTGCATCATCAAGTTTTAGTGGGTTTATAAAAAATATAACTCTAACAGAGTCATCTACTTTAGTTAGTGATACTAATAATGCTATTACAGTTGGTTCAAAAGTAGATACAACTAGTGATACAATATATAATTTTGTTCATAAAGCTTCTGATTTTAAAATTAATACTTTTATAACATCAACTGGCGAAGTTAAATCTAGAATGCTTGGTATACAGAGTGATGCTATAATACAACATAAACCAAATAATTTTGAAGAAAGTTCTGTAAATAAAGTTGTTTTAACTGATGTTTACAAGGTTAGAATGGGACCTAAATTAGGGTTAAATGGAAAAGTTCCAATGCTTTCGTTAGGTGGAGTAATTGAAAATAATTACATTACTGGTTTACCTTTTATAACAGACTCTAATGGTAATAAAGTTGTTCAAGGTATAAGACCAGGTATGAAAGTGTCACTTTTAAACGAACAAGGTCAAGACGCTTGGAGAGGTTTAGATATTTCAGTTATAGAAACTAGATATGATAGTAGTAGTAAAAGTGGTTCAGCTTGGGTAACTCCAGTACCTAGTCAATTAATTTATAATCAAGACGCTATAGATAAAAATTTTATATTAGAATTTAATTCTGAAAGAGTTTTAAAATTTTCACCTGGAACTAATGAAGAAGAATCTAATACTGATAATGGTAATTCTCCAACTCCAGTTAACTCTTTAATCACAGCTATAAACATTATAGATAATTTTTTATACTACACAGATAATAGTACAGAACCTAAAAAGATAAATATTAAAAGAGCTATAGAATCTACAGAAAGTATATTTAAACACACTGAATATACTGAAGTAAATACTTCACTGAGCGAAAGTGAGCCAACAAAGTACTTTTTAGAAGAAAAATATATATCAGTAATTAAACAAAAACCAACTTACCCACCTAAGTTAAGAATGTCTAATAGTAATAGAAAAGGTGGGAGTTTAGTCTTTGATGCTAATGTAGAAACCGGGAGAATTTTCTATGTAGATTCTACTACTGCTATAATTGGTGAGTATAATAATAACACTTCAAGTCAATTTCATTTTTTTAAAATAATAGATGGTGCTGTATCTGATGATGTAGAACAATTAGGTACTATATATAGAATAGTATCCAATATAAAGAAAGTTAATTGGAGAGAAGGAGATACTTTATTATTAACAGGTGTAGAGAGTCAAAAAACTTTAGATGTTATAATAACTAAAGCATATTCTGGTGATTATGATAATTTTGATATTAAAATAATTGGTTATTCAAATCAATATAGTGATATGGATCCTGTAATTAGTGAGAATTTTATAGCAGAATTACGATCTAGTAAAACTATATTTGAAGATAATTTTGTTTCTTTTGCTTTAAGATATAAATATAATGATAATGAATATTCTGCTATTGGACCTTATTCAGAACCTGCTTTTATACCTGGTAGATATTTATATAAATCTTCAGTAGGTTTAAATGAATCTATGGTTAATAATTTAAAATCTTTAGATCTTTATGATATTATAGGAACTGATATTAATAAAGATGTTAAATCAATAGATATAATATTAAAAGATCATTTATCAACGAATGCTTATTTGATAAAAAATATAGAGAAAAATTCTCAGGAATGGAATTTAAATAGTTTTGAAATTTTATCTGAATTAAGAGGTACTACAATACCTAGTTTGCAATTATCGAGAGTTTACGATGCTGTACCAATCAAGGCTAAAGCTCAAGAATTTATAGCTTCAAGATTAATGTATGGTAACTATAGTGAATCATATGATATGATTGATGATAATATGACTAAAATAGATTTTTCCTGTAAAACTAGTTTTGAAACTATAAATGTTCTTTATGATGAGTTTTTAACAGCCTCTGTTAATAGTGGGGATGATAATGATTTAATAGCTATTAACGAACCATTTTTTAATCCAGAAGATTCACACTCCGGAAATAGTGGGTATATACATAATTTCTATAAATTACATCTTGGGTTTGATTGGAGTAATGATCATTCTATTGATAGTTACGGTACTGAGGAGCTTAATGGTCAATCCAACATTTTACATTGCCCTCAAGATATAGATCAAATGTTTAGGAGTAAAGACGAACCTGGTACAGGACCTGAATTTAATAGTTTTTTAATACCTATTTTTCCAGTAAATAGTCATCAAGATGGTAATAATTCTACAACTTTAGTTATGCCTAATATTGTTGATCAAACAGGTTATGATTGGAATATGGGAGCGACTGGTAACTATCAAGTTTTTAACACAACACATTCAGATCATTATAATTCTACAGCTTACCCTAATTATGAAGATGCAAATTTACCTAGTAATGTAAAACCATTAATATATAAAGCCCCTATCACTGGTACTTATAAAGTTAAAGCTTCAACAGAGGCTATTGTTAGATATTATTATGGCAGCTATGCTCCCAGTTTATTTAATCAAACTCATCCGAGAGTATATAAAAGTATGCGTTTTAGAATAGAGTTACATAAAGTTAATATAAATGGTATATCTACAGGTATTATAAATAATTCAATAGATTTAATAGGTAATGAAGATGGTTTAGCTGTATCCTCTCTTCGCTCTTCGCAACCTTCTGGTTGGAAGGGATGGATTGGTAGTAGTTTTGGTCCTGATACTTTAGAACAAATACGTAGTGGTACTATGCAATATGGATATGCTAATGTTGTAGGTGGTCTTGCAAACGTAAATACAACCGCTCCAACTACTCAAGAAGTAGAATTACATAGAGAAATTACTTTAACTGCTGGTGAATATATAGCTATATTTTTTAGTTATCAAAAAAGTTATGATGACAATCAAAATACAAATACTACTACTGTAGAACATTCGTATTATAATTATATTGACAGTTCTACTACTACATTTGAAAAAAATATTAATGAAAAAAATTCTGTTAAATTTTTATTAGATGCTAGTAAAACTAAATTAGAAATTAATGCCCCTCAAGTAGTTCAGGGTATTAATGTTGTATCACCATCTAAATCTGTTAGAAGTAATAGATTTTATGAAACTGGTGTTGTTTATAGTGATATGTATGGAAGAGATACTACGGTTATGATTAGTAGAGACTCCAAAGTAGAAATACCTATAACTTATAGTGATAAAAAAAATGCCATAAGTTGTGAAATAAAATCTAAAGCTCCTTATTGGGCAACTCACTATAAATACTATATTAAAGAATCTTCAAATAAATTTTATAATATAGTGTTAGATGCTGCTTATAGTAATGAAGGTAATGAAACTAATTCTATTTACTACTGGTTGAGTTTCAATAGTTCTGATATAAGCAAAGTAAAAGTTGATGATAATTTAATTCTTAAAAAGCAACATGGTACTAATAAAGCTGTTAATTCAATAGTAAATAAAATAAAAGTTTTAGATATTTCTAACGAAGTACCGACAAATATTCAAGCTAACACAACTGCTGATCAAGTCGAAGGTAAGTTTTTTGTGAAAGTTAAAACTTCAGAAATATCTAACATAACTGATATAGCAACAACTTCTGATGCATTTAGCGCTGCTTTACTTGATTATGACACGACAGTAAATTCAGATAATGGAGCTATTTTTGAAGTTGAACCTGAATCTACAGTTCGCGAAGGTTTTTATTGGGAATCTTCTAAAGCTTATCCTATAGTTCTTAATAAAGAAAATGCTGGCCAATATATTGAAATTGGAGATAATATACAATTATTATATATATATGATAGTGATACAGACTCTATTAATAAAAGAACAGTTGATAGTTGGAATCAATTCAATAGTAATGCTAAAGTTATTGAAGTAGTTGGCGCTAAAAGTTTCCCTAACAAACCTGAACAATATTATGAAATAGATTCTACTTGTAATATTACTACTAATGTGGATTTACAATCATATAATCATCCTGGTGCAACATCAATTAGTGTGCCTCATGTTGGAACTAATAAACACTTAATTGCTAAATTTACAAAAAAAGATGGTTCTTATGTTACTGGTAGAGTAGTCAAAATTGATATTAATTCAATTAGAATAGTTCCTTATACACATCCTAATGATAAATCTTTTGTGAAAGTATTAAATAAAGTTGTGTTACCTTGGTTTAATTGCTATCAGTGGTTTAATGGTGTTGAGACTGATATTATAAGAGATGATTTTGGTGGATCAACAATATATGCTTACACTCCAGAATCTGGTAAACAAAGTGGTTTTAACGCTAGTGATTATTATCCTGATTATAGTAGAGTAAATAATACTTCTGGTATAATATGGTCGCAAATATATAATGAAGCTTCAAATATAGACGCTAGTAATCAATTTATTTTAGCAGATAAAACAACTAAACGATTAAATAGATCGCATGGTCAAATAAACGCTCTCATAGCTAGAAATAACGATATAATAGCTCTCTGCGAAGATAAAGTATTAAAAATACTTAGTTCTGGAAAAGATGCTTTATTTAACGCTGATGGAAATATTCAATTAACTGCATCTTCAAAAGTGCTTGGGCAATCAATACCTTTTGTTGGAGATTTTGGCTGTCAACATCCAGAATCAATAGCTTTAGATGAATATAGAATATATTTTGTGGATAAAGCTAGAGGGGCAGTTTTAAGATTGTCTAGAGATGGTATAACTGAAATATCTAATAATGGTATGGATAATTGGTTTGATGAACAATTAGAGCGTGCGCAATCAATTGTAGGTAGTTTTGATGATAATAAATCTGAATATAATATAACAATACACGAAGTAACCTCTCCTAGAGTTAGTAAAAATGTATATACATTGAGTTTTGATGAAACAACAAAAGGTTGGACTAGTTTCAAGTCATTTATAAAAGAAAGTGGTTTAAGTTTAAATAATAAATATTATACATTTAAGAAAGGTAGATTATATAGACATCATAGTGATGATACTTTAAGAAATTATTTTTATGATACTCAATATGAATCTAGTGTAACTACAGTAATCAATATGCAACCTAATATAGTGAAATCTTTTCATACAATAAATTACGAAGGTTCTCAAGCTGAGATTGTGAAAGACTTAGAAGATGAAAATTATACTAATATAAAAGCTATTAGTGGTTGGTCTGTAGAAAATATAAAAACAGATCAACAAGAAGGAGAAGTAGACGAGTTTGTAGAAAAAGAAGGTAAATGGTTTAATAATATTAAGGGTAAATAGTAGTAATGAGTTTAGATACTTCAAAATTAAATTTACAAGGTGTTGGTACCTTAAAGTCTAATGCTTCTATGGTTAGTGGTGTTGATCCTGGTAGGACTTTTAATCTCACTATTAAAGCTGATGATACTAATCATAATTGGTCTAGTACAACAACAACTCTTTCTAATATTACTAGTATTAGTGGAACATCGACATTTACTATAAAATCAAATCCTGGTTTTCAAGTTCATTCTTCTATGTTTACTTATAGTGACATTTTTGGTGATGGAACTTTAAATACATATTATTATGATTTAACTTTTTCTAATACATTAAGTAATGTAGATCCTTTAAATGAAGTTGAAGTTACTGTTCATTGGCGTCAGCAGAGTATTTCAAGCGATATTGATATTATAATTTTAAACATTGCTACAGGAGAAGAACTTGATGGAAATGTTTATCATAAAAATGAAATTATTATTGATAATCCTAATTCAAATTATTACCAACTTACTATAACTCCATACGAAAATGTTCAAGTTAATGAAAATATTTGTGATGCTTTAATTATCCCAGGTGAAGAAAAGCAATTATTTGAAATATCCTTAGTTATTAAAGAAGAATTTCGACATCTTGTTGCTTTTAATAATCTTGGTATTATCTTTAATACTTTCACTGGAGCAGAAATATCAAATTATTCTATAGAATATACTAACTCCGAATTTGCTTCTGAAAATCCTTTTACAGTTAGAGAATTTATTGTTTCATTTACACCTGAACTAGATTATTTTAATTCATTTAATTATAGCGATATAATTATATTAAATCCTATTACTGTACAACCTTCTATATATGTAAATGAATCAGTTGTAGTTTTTGAAGCTACTGGAGATACCAATTCACAAAGTTATACTATTAATTTAACACGAAATTATACTAAATTAAGAAATTTTGCAGCCTATAAAGCTCACCATCTTCCTCCTTGGCCTGCTACCGATGAGCAAGCCAATTGGATACAGTTTAATAATAGTTCTTACGATCCAATAGCAGACACTTTGTCTTTTACTGTTTCAAATCAACCACCTACAGGTGCGGAATTGAGAAGAGCTTACATATATCTTTGGAATACTATAAATAGTAGTGATTTTAGTAAAGCTTTAAACAGTATTGCCGTTGTCCAAGCAAGTGGTGATACTTTAGAAGTAAGTTTAATTAACGCTACTAGTGATTATCAAGGTATTTTAGGTGATGATAATTTATCTGTTACTAAGATACATCAAGATGGAGGTGTGCTAAATTATCAAGCAGTTATAAATTCCGAAGATAATTGGGTATATGTGGATTCCCCGCCACTTAATGATTTTATTACATTTTCTGTAGATAGTTCAACTATACTAGATGGGCAATCTACTTCTGTAAATTGGTTAGAAGATAGTATGACTGTAAGTCAAGATGCTACTTTTTCAAATATATTAAATTTTGCATTCAATATACCATCTAATCCAGATTCTGCTACAAGAGCAGTAAATGTACTTGTACAAAGACCAAATTCAATATTAACTGTGGAATTTACATTAAGTCAAAAGAGAGCATGGAACTATAATTTAGATGACTTTACTTTATACACTGGTGATCAATCAAATTATGTTGAGGAAGATAATTATTTTGATTTACCATTAAATAATGAAATTTACGAAGTTGCTCATGAAAATGTATCCGGTATATTTTTTGGTATACAATTAAGTGATTTTGATATTGGACTTTTATCACCAACTGATTTCACTATTACTATAGATGATAGTTCAGATATAACCGATTTTGCATTTTTAGATGTAACAGATACTTATGATACTACTCAAGTTCCTTATGATTTTCTCTGGGCACTTTATGTACCAAATAATACCACCTTCAATAATAGAGTTGGTATGATTAATATAAAACATCCATATTACGGAAATAGTGATCCTGCTAAAACTATTACAATATCTCAAGAAGCTTCACCAGCGGCTTTCTTTGTGAATCCTGGTGGATTTTATATAACGCCTGAATTTTTATACCAAGATGTAGATTTGGGAAATATTGAATCAAGCGTGTTTCAATATCATGAAATAGAAAATGGTGGAACTATTACGACTTCGATATTTTCCTCTGAAGGAAATACTCCAGTGCTTGCTTTAGTTGGTTGTAAAGAATTTTCATATCCCGAAGGAAATATGCAACCAGTATGGAATGCAACTAATGAGCAAAATCTAGATTACAGTTGGATAAGTGGAATGGCTTGGGAAAGTGGTTATAGTAGCTTTGGTATAACAGAAGCACCTACAATTACAATGTCACCTACTGATACTGCTAGTAATGGTACAATACAGTTTACTTTTAATGATTCTGATCAAGAAGGTGTATATCAACATCATACTTATAGACAATGGTTTTTTTATTTATATCCTTCTGGTACTGAATTTACTGGTAATGATTCACAGTCAAATGGATTAATAACCCCAGTGACAAATAACGATGTGCTACCTAGTGCACTTATAGTAACCCAAAGAGTTAATTTTGTAGTTGAAGATTCACTTAAATTTAATGGTATAATGACTACTACAACACCATTTAATTTTGGTCAAAGTCTTACGCATTTGCCAATACTTTCTGCTAGTGGAGGAATATCACCATTAATTCTCGTAGATTCAGGTTTAACTAATCCAACTGATTATTTGCAACCAAGCGTTGGCATACCTCAGATTATACTTAATGAAAGTGGAGCCGCAGGTATAGGTGATTCATTTCAGTTTACTGCCAATCCTGCTGTAACTTTAGATGATCTTTCTTATAACGCTGTAGATTGTATAGTAGGTTTTAATAAATCTCACGCTGATTTAGAAATTTATTTTTCAGATATTAGTCCGGTATATCAAGTTTTTGGTGGTAATAACAATGCTGATCTTGGCAACATTTCAGCAGCTGTTCATAATTCGAATCCTCAAGGTGTTACTCTTCCTGAGGCTACTATTCATAGTGATGGTGCTGCTTTGGGTTATCCAATAGGTTTTGAAAATTATATAAAATTTCACATACCTTCAGTACCAAATACTTACATAATTGACAGTGTAACTCACTCTGTTTCGTGGATAACTTTTAAACTTAGATTCCACGTAGGAATATCTAGCTGGTATTTGAGAGTACAACGAAGACCTCATAGTGCTGATTATATTACTCAAGGTCCAGCTGTATTTTTATTAGCTGGTCAATCAAATATGGTTGGTAGGGATGATGATGATGGAGTTTCTTATCCTATTCAATTCTCAGGAATTAAACAATATAAATATACAACTTATAATGCTGATAATACAGATACAACACTGCACGATGCTTCATCTCCTTTAGATCACGTAGATGAGAATGCTGGTGACATGGGATTAGCTAAGAATTTTGTAATTAAACTTAGAGAAAATAATCTTTACGATAATAGACAAATAATACTTATACCAACAGCTGAAGGTGGAACTGGTTTTACTGATGATAAATGGGGAGTTGGACAAGTTAGATATACCACAGCTGTAAATATGGTTAATGTATTAATGGCTTCCTTAGCTGATGATGCTACATTTGAAGGTATTTTATGGCATCAAGGTGAAAAAGATTATCAAAATAATGATTTTATAAAAGATTTCTACTATATGGCGCAGAAAATGCGACATGATATTAATGCTGCAGATAGTACTACACCTTTTGTTATTGGTGATTTAATAGAAGGAGGCGATAATACTAATACCTGGACTAGTTTTGTACATCAGTCGTTTGTTGATTTATTTTATAGAGTAAAAAAATGCACTACAACTTCATTATCTGCAATAGGTGGTGGAGATAATGTTCATTTTAGTACGGCATCTTTAAATTCTTTAGGAGAAAAATATTATAATGAATTTTTAAACTTAAAATCGTACTTAAGTCCAGATGCATATCCTAATATAAGCAGCTGGGGTAACTCTTCATTGCAATGGATATTTGGTTTAGATAATCAGTTAATGATACCTGTAGATTCAGATGGAGAGTGGGATGTTGATAATGCTATGACTTTCAGTTGTTTCAGTCCAAGCGCAAGTCTACAGGCTAATCCGTTTCTTTCAGCTGGAAATCCAGTTACACAAAGTGACCCTGGTATCACTTATGATACTTTTACATATAATAATACCGCCACGCATGTTAAACAAAATATTTCACACGTAAATATTTTAAATGATTTGTTTTTTCATGGATTAAATACAGGGATTCCAGATCAGCAAGAACTTACGTTTGCTATAGTATTTAAAGCTCAAGGTTATAATGCAAGTGCATCTGATAGACATAGTATAATTTTTGGTAATTTTACGGTAGAATACCAAACTCAAATGAGTGCAGATCTACCCGACCCCCACCAATTTGGTGTAGCGTACACCCCACCTAATCTTTACAGTTCTTATGGTTTTGGATTGTTTACAAACGCCACAGGTCAAGTGAGAATAATGTGTAGAAGTGGAATAGCTGGTGAAAGCGTGTCAACTACTCTTATAGATCAACCAGTTGCAGATAAATGGTACTTTGTAGTTTTAGAAGCTACACCTGAAGGAGTTACCGCTCGATACCAGTATACGATGAATGCCATGTTTGATCCCAAACACGCTAATCCAGCTGGTGGAAGAGGTGTTGCTATGTTAGAGGAGGATACACACCATTCAAATATATATTTAGGTAATCAATTATATGCTAGTGCAACTTTTGAGGGAGGTCCACCTACTCAAATAGCTTATTTCGCAGCAGCCTTAAATGGTGCAAGTGGGGGTATCAATTACGGTAAATGGTGCCAAGATGTTGCGCATATAATGGGTGCAAGAGGTATAACAATTGATTAATAAATTTTAACTGTATAATATGAATATAACTAGATTAATATTAGACGAAAGTATAGATTCTACTATTAGTAATAATGATATTATATATTACTGTGCAGTAGAAGCACTTGGCGGTTTTAATACCCAATTAGATGAAACTAAAATTAAAAAGCTAGGTAAAGTGTTAAGTGTTCACTCTAATGTTTTAGTTGTTGAAGTAACTGAAAACAATCCTATACCCTCACAAAATGATTTTATTTTTTGTGTAAAAGATGACGAAGTAAATCTTAGTTCACTAACTGGTTATTTTGCTGAGGTTAAAATGAAAAACACATCTACTGAAAAAGCTGAACTTTTTAGATTATCTTTAGGCTTCGCTAACAGTAGTCAATAAACTGTGATTATAAAAATGATAAATTAAACACTATGGCATACGGAAAAAAAGCTTCACCACTAAAATTATTTGGTAGTAGAAGAAGAAAAAGAGAACAAAGACAGGCTAATGCAGCTTTTAATGCACAAATGGCCGCGTATGGTGCGATGGATGTAGGTCAAAATGTATATGCTGACTTTCAAAACGTATATGCTGGCGCTGAAAATGTATACGCTGACGCTAAGAATGTGTATGAAGGTATGGAAAATACTTTCGAAGATCTTCGTATAGACACTACAGCGGCGGAGTTAGCAGGTGCTCAATTCGCTCAATCACAAGCTGATCAATTAGCTGCTTTAGGTGGCGGAGCTGGAGGTTCTGGTTTTGGTGCATTAACTACAACGATGAGTCGACAAGCGGCTCAGCAATCCGCAGCGAACACTGCTGATATAAGACAGCAAGCAATAGAAAATGAAAGATTGGCACGTGGAGAAGCTTCTAAAATACAAACTTTAGAAAGAACTGGTGCTGAAAAGCAACAACAGATGATATTGAGTGGTGCTGATATGCAGCAACAATTAATATTAGGTGGTGAACAATATGCTCAAACGCTTCAATTCCAAGGTGCTAGTGATGCACTTGGTAGACAAATATCTCAACAAGAGACTATGTTGGGTATAGCTGCTGGTAGAAAAGAAGCCGCGGATCTTGCAAGACAGCAAAATACTCAAATGTGGATGAATTTAGCTGGTGATGTTATAAAAGCTATCCCCTCATACGCTGCCTTATCAGACAGAAGGTTGAAGAAAAATATAGAATTGATTGGTAAATCTCCTAGTGGTATTAATATATATACGTTTGAGTATATTGATGAAAAATTAGGTAAAGGTAGATTCCAAGGAGTAATGTCTGACGATATTCCTAAAAATGCTATTGTAAGAAACGATAGTGGATTTGACATAGTAGATTACTCTAAGATAGATATTGAATTTAAAAGTGTTATATAATGAATGCAGAATTAGTAAAAGCGGTAACAGCGGCATACCATGCTCAAGCAGCTCAAGCAGATTTCGCTACTCCTATTAGTAATGTTCTAAGTAGCATACAAAAATCATTTGAGAAGAGAGCTCAAGAATCACTTGCTAAGAATAGGGCTAATCAAGCTAAGATTACTGGTTTTAATCAAAAAGAGATAGATCAACTAACTATATATAAAGATGAGTACGATTCTTTAGCTAGAAAGCTAGCTAACCCATTACTTGGTAGAGAAAAGAAAAAAGAATTAAATGCTCAGTTAAATGCTGTCAATGAGAAAACTACTAACTTTATAACCGGAGTTAATAGAAATATGGCATTACAAAATAACGCTATTGACGTAGCTGACTCAAGAAGTGGACAGTATAATATGCAACAAAAGATGTTTATTGATAGAGCTCAAGTCGGAGATTATAGAATTGATTGGACCGTTGATGAGAATGGTAATGTGATGATACAAGATCCAATGGGTGAAGAAGGTAGTTTTAAGAACGTTCTTGATTTTGAACCTATTAAAGGTGTTAATATAGATTTTTTAAATGCGGATACAGATTTGATAAATACTACAACAAGTTTAGCTGTCGACTTAACAAGATCAAAAAGTCAAGTTGAAAGTCAAATAAAAAACTTAATATCAAATAACTACATGTCTGATCCTACAGCTATATTTGATACTGAAGCTGTAGCTAGTGGTGATTTTGCAAACTACTTAGCTAATAATGAAAAGTTTCAAGCTATTGTAGATTTTCTACCTGAAAATGATGATTTTGATCAAATGCTTGCTGATGGAAGTGCGGATGAAGATTTTCATAATTTAATATATGAAATAGCAAAAACTAAAGTTGATGTTAAAGAGTTCTGGATAGACTTTAATACTAAAAAGCACATGGGTGAGTTCGATAGAACTAGAGCTAGAAAATTGAATGAACTTGAAGGAAGTGAAGAAGCAAAAGGTAAGAACGATAAAGTATATAGCTATCACAAAGGTCAATATACATTTAGACCTTCAGAGATAACATCGGAATATAAATCTTTATCCAACATGAAAGTTGGTGATACTAGAGCTTGGCCTTTTGGAGATGCTGGAACAAAAGTTTCTGTAGTACCAAAATATTCAGGAGACATTTTAATAGAAGATGGTGTTCAATATGCATTAGAAAAAAGTAAATATCCTGGTGATACTGATCCTGAGTTCCGATCACAAACAACAGTAGAGTATTATGATTCTTTAGAAGAATTATGGATGGCTAATTTAGGAATGGCTGCACCAGAACAGTATATGATTTCTAAGAGCAAACTGCCTTAGTACGTGTAATACTATAATCACAACTTAAATAAACAAGCATGCCAGAATATTTATTTGGAACTGACGTTTTTACTGAAGAAGAAGTAAAGCAAAGAGCAGATCAATTAGGTGTTACATTAGATGAATACCTAAAACTAAATCCTGAAGTTAAATTATCTGATGCGGGAAAGCAGAAAGGCACCGCAGTTACAGGACCAGTAGCGGTGTCAGGTACGGGGTCCAAATCGGTAAGTGGTTCTTCGGAGCCACCAAAGATTCATAGTTGGCTAGATGATGAATTCGCTGTTAAATCATTTTTTGATCAAGAAGATGAAAGAGCAGTTGAAGAATTAAGAGTTAGGTATCCAGATTTTGAGTTCTCAGAAGTAATCTTTATGGCTACAGATAGAGGTGGATCTTTTGCTGGAGTTAAAATAACTTCTCCAGACGGTGAAGATTCTATAGAAATAGAACTTAACCTTGATGGTATGGCTTCGCTAAAGGGTGAAGTTCCTTATGACGGTGAAACAGCTAAACTAAAATCATTCATTGATAAACATCGTACTGAAGAATTTGACAAAAAGTACGAAATCAAAAGACAACAAATATCTGATTTTACTAGTAGACTAAATAAAGCTGTTAGTTTAACTACTGAAGAGAGAGAGGAAGTTGATGGTAAATTTCCATCTACAGATATATTCGATCCAATAACTCCTGATAGAACGGAAGGTAAGTACAAACATTACGGTAGTCCTGATCTTATATATCCTCATAGAAAACTTCTTGATGACATTTACAAAGAGTTATTAAAAAGCAATGATAAAGATATTGCTGATCTAATGAAAGATCCAACTCGTAGAGAACAGGCTCGAGAATATGTTGAAGAAGTGGCTCTTATTAGATTAAGATCTGAAGAAGAGCTAAAAATAAAGAAGAATAAAGTTAAAGGCTTATACATTGAAGCTAAAAATAATGCTGGCCGAAAAAGAGGAGTAGAAGGTAATGAGTGGGTGTTAGGAGTTAAAATGTCTGAATTACTTAAAAGTGTTTGGGACCCAAAAGTTGATCCTAAAGAGTTAGAAGGATTTTTAACTGTTGGTAGTCAAAACTTTTTAAGTGATTATACTGAAAAAATAACTTTATCTGAAGTACAACATAATGATGTTTTAAATTTAAAAAGCAAACTAGATGCTTTTACAGAGAAATTACAAGATCCAAAACACAAGTTTGAGTTAACTGAAGATGATGTTCAATTACAATTGAATAATGGTAATATAATATCAGAAAGAGAGTTTAACCAGTACAATAATAACGTAAACGTATTTAATCAAGAACTATCTAATTTTAAGCAAACATTAGTAGAGTTAGCTGAAGAAGGATCTAACGTAAAAGATGTAAATCAAAGATTAGCTCTTGCTAGAAAGAACTACGGTATTTTAAATAAAATGGCTGTAAAAACTGGTGCTGCTTTTATAGACTTTTACGCTAACATGTCGATGGGAACTTCTGAAAATCCTGAACAGCAAAAAGTATTGACCGAAATTAAAGCTATGACAGCTGGGTTAAGAGCTAACTACAGAGATGCTGTAGAATTTAATGACGCATTTAGTAGTGTAAGTAACTTCTTTGAATGGACTATGACTGACATGCTTACAGAGCAAGCTCCAATAATAGCAGCTTTAGCTTCAGGACCTGTTGGTTATGTTAGTTTAGGTGGTAGTGTGTTTGGAGAGAAATACTCTAGAATGACTATAGAAGATATTGAAGCCGAGGTAGCTGCTGAAGCATTTGGTATTGAATCTAAGAAACGATCTATATTAGAAAAAGTTGTTGTTGCCGGAGCTTATACAGCCCCTGAACTAATATTAGACTACTACTTTACAGGTGCTAGAATTAGAGGTATACAATCTATGTCTAAGGTTAAAGGAGCGCCTAGAACAATTGAAAACATAAGAGATCCTAAGCATCTAAAAAGAATAGTAGGTGCTATAGGTTATAATACTGTAATTGACGCTTGGGGTGGTGGTTCATCTGAAGCTGTTACTCAAATAATACAAAACGCTATTGATGGTGTGCCACTGAGTTCACATTTAGCAGAGGCTTTTGTTAGTGGTGTTTTATTAGATGCTGGATTAGGTAGTATACCTTCTATAAAAGGAGTTTACTTAGCCACAATGTCTGATAACGTTGCGTATGAATTTATTAACGAGCAACAAGCTATTATAGAAAAGTATGCTGGTTATACTAATAGTATAAGCCCTGCTTTGCGTGAAATTGCTATTCCAAAAGTAGAAGAAGCTGTTAAGAAGAGAAATGAGGCTATTGAAGAGTTGGAATCAAAAATATTTGGTACTGGTAAGCATAGAGGTTTGAGTCAAGAAGGCGCACGAAAGTTTTACAACATAAGAGGTAAAATGGAGACTTTACGTACTAAATATGACAACTTACTAAAAGATAATAACTTAGGACTATCTGAAGATGCAAAGACTGAAGAGCTTAATAAATTAAAGTTGGAATTTGAAGCTTGGCAATCTTATGAACAAGATATGTTAAAAAATAATTTTTCCCATAAAGCTCAATGGAAAATTTTCTTACATGAAAATCCTAAAAAAGCTCAAAAATATATAGATGCAGCAGCTAAAAAGTTGAAACTTAAAAAAGCTGTAGTAACAGATGAGCAAATAAAAGAGGAGGCTAGGATAATCTATAATCTAGAGCAAATAGAAAAAGATATTAAACGTGCTAAGAAGCATAATTTACTTGGTGATCTGAAAGTTATAAGATCAAGAGAAGAGTGGGAAGTTTGGGTAAAAGAAAAAATACTTCCTGATGTTAGAAGAATTGGTCTCAAAGAAGTTAAAAGCGATGCTGATATGCAGAAATTAGCAGATTATCAAGAGATCGTAAAAGCCTATGATAGAGGAGATCACGGTTTCAATCTTGGTGAAGGAAGATATAGTCAAAGTATTATTATCACTGATAACATGGCTAAAGATAATAAACTCGAGGTTAGAACTCACGAGTTAGGTCATGCATTCGCTGCAGAAGCGTTTAAACAAAATCCAGAATTATTTAGTGGTATGGCTCAAGCTATATTAGATTGGGCAGAAGTAAATGATCAAGCATTGTATAATAGATTAACTACTAGAGTTGATGGTATTGAAGTTGAAAGGGATGCACAAGGTAGATTATTAGCTGAAGAAGTTTTTACAAACTTCTTAGAAGAAGTTGCTGGTAATAGAATAGACTTTAGTAAAACAAGTAATAGAGGTTTACGTTCTATATTTGGATTTGGTGTTAGTCAAACAATGCAAGATAAATTTGGTATCGACATTGATTTAGCTGGTGTTAATGACGTAGTAGGTATGGCTGTCGCTATAGCACAGAAAATTAAACAAGGTAAAATAACTCAAACTGATATTAACAAAGCTAGTGAGTCAGAAGCTGCTAAGTTAGCTAAAAAAAGAGGTGAACAGTTAGTTAGAGCTGGTGTATTTGCTGTGTCAGATAAAATACAGAAGTCAGCTAAAATTCAAAAGAAAATTGATGCGCTACCTGATAACTACAATTTAGAATCTTGGCAGAAGGAAGGAGCGGATGCTGCTATAGTAGAAAGTTATGGTAACTTAGAATCTTTAATACGTAGTGAAATATATAGATTTAAAAATCTACCAAATTTCTCTGAAGAAGATTTTGTTTCCACATCTTTAATAGGATTGATGCAACATATGCGTAGATTTAACCCTTGGAAAGAGAAATTTAAAAACGGTAATCCTAATCCAATATTCGCAGCTTTAGTTGAAGCTGGTGTTAAAAAAGATGAAATACCTAAAATGACTTGGGGTGAAATTAAATCTAAGTTAAGTCCTAGTTTGTTAGGTAAGTATGGTCTTTCAGGTTGGACTAACAGTCAACTAAATAATAAAATTTTAGATGCACTTAAAAGCAAAGAAGTAACTACACAGACTTATTCTATAGATGAAAGTGCTGATACATTCAAAGAGCAAGTTGCAGAAGAAGATGTGCTTGAAACTTTTGAAGAAGAAAATATATCTATACAAGCTCAAATACGTGAAAGAAACTTATCACAAAGAGAAGGTGGTGAACATGAATACTCTAAATTTAGAAGAGAAATAGAGTTTAATGGTGAGAAAGGTATTAGCGATAAAATGAAACAAGCCATTGAAGCTAAAACTCTTGAAATATTATCGTCCCCTAAGTATATAGATTTACCATTTGATATTATTTCTAAAAACCTACAAAAAGATCTTGAAGTCGCTTTAAAAAACATTGTACAGAAAGAAATGGGTACTGAGAGTGACTATTTGGATTTCTTAATGAAAAACAAAAATATCATACTCAAAAACTTAGATATTAAGTCTCTAGTGGCTATGGAGCGTCAGATTGATTCTAAGGACAAAATAATGACTGAGTTTGTAAAACGCTTAACAACTCAAAAGGATGTACAGGACGCTATCGATAATGGCTGGTTAGCGCATGTAGATAATCCTGCTCAAGGTCCTAACTTATACAAAGTATTAGATCCTAGTACATCTGACTACTTAAAGTTCTACAATCCACCTCCAACGATTGAAAGTACAAAAAGAGTTAAGCAGTGGGATGCTATGTCTGATGCTGCAAAGCAACAACTTGCAGATGCGACAGGTAAAACTTTAGAGCAAGCTAGAAAACAATTTGTTGAGGTTAGAAACATGAAGAAGGGTGAGAGAAAGAAAACTTTAGCAGAACGTATTGCTGGGCAGTTAGCTTTTGACGCTACGATGCAAGTAGTACAAAGTAAGGCTTTTGCGGCAATGAGAGAGAAGGCTGGTAAACCAGTGTTGGCTCAAGCTAAAATAGCAGAACTTGCAAGACGTATAGATAGAGGTATTGATGTTAAGTTCTCTAAAAAGATTGTATCACAAGGTACTGCAGCTATGGCAGCTGATCTTATTAACGATGCTATCAAGAAGAACTCTATAACATCTGATATTAATCTTACAAGAAAACCAATATATAAATTATTCAGTAAAGAAGATAAACAACTTGCTGTTGATTTGGCTGATCTTTTACTTAAGAATGCTAAGATTGAATCTGAGTTAGTAAAACTTGAAAAGTTTGCTGATAAACCTAATGTAAAAAGATTATTAGAGCTTCATAACATGAACATCGATGAAGCTATTGATAGTCCAAATAAAGATGCTTATCTATCTATAAAATACTCTAAAAAGAATAGAGATCAATACATTGCTAGACTTAAAAAGAAAAGACCTGACATAGCCGCTGAAGCGGAAAAGCAAGTTGACGCTGTTTTTGATTTTGTAGATGTAGGTGTTGAAACTGGTCAAATACCACCGAAAAAAAAGAGTAAGTTTGAAAAACTAGCTTTTCACTATTTATTAAGTGGTTATGTTAAACTTCCTGAAGATAGTTATAAAATTATAGAGGCTGAAAGATTGGCTACTGTAAAAAAAGAAGATCCGTTTTCTTATAGAAATCCTAATGAGATAATAGAGAGGTTTGCTGATGAGGTTAAAACTAAAGTTGAAAGAACTAATCCTGATAAAGTAAAAGAACTATCTAATAAAAAGTTAGTTGAAGGTAAGGTTAAAGGAGTTACTGTTTATGATATAGAAAATTCTAAAGCAGGTCAAATAGCTCTTAGAAAAATAGTAGATACTCATTGGGGTGAGAAATCAAACCCGTGGTGTATAGTTGCTAGAGCCATGCCTCCATCTATAGCAGAGGAAATAGATGCTGAGTTTGGTGAACAAATTGATGATATTTTTGAACAAATAGTAGAGTCTGAGACATTTCAAGAAGAACAACAATTTGGTGAATTAACAGCTTCATTTGATCACTGGAAAACCTATAACTACGCTGGTAATGGTTTCAAATTATCATTTGTGGATGGTAAACTAAATAGTTTTAGAGATGGAAACAATAAGCAATGGTGGAATAGAATGGATCAACCTAGTGATAATTTAGTTGCTACTACAACAAAAAGAATAGGTAAATCCTTACATGTATATGAAACCGACGTAAAAACTGGGGATAAAAAATTAGTTCAAGAGCAGCTTGGAACTAGTGCTAATGAAGGACCTGTTATAAATTATGAGTACTTTGCAAATACGGTTGATAAATATTACATGACCATGAAAAATGGTGAAATTGATTCTAAAGTTACTAGAGTTACAGAAGGACATAGACCGGATGAAATGAAATCGATTGAGATAATTGAAACTGAAGGTAGACCAGGAATGATAGTTTTAAGTAACATAAAGTTAGATAAAAGATCTGAAATGTTAGGAATCACTACTTTACAACAAGAGAACTTATCAAAAGATCAAGCTCGTAGAGCTCAAGAAAATGATGCAGGTATATCAAGTGAAACTGAAATTACAGGAATTGCTGAAATAGCAACTGGTCCTTTTGAAGCTTATCTAGGAAAAGAAGTTACAGTGAAAAAAACTGTTTATAGAGATATGGTTCATTCAAGAAAAGTAACCGTAGATGGTGTAAATATTAAATACTCTAAAAACCTTAATCAGTCTATAAATGAAATGATCGAAAGATCAAAAGGTATATCTGCTGATGAAGTTATATCTGAGGCTAAAGCTAAGAAAAGAGGTAAAGGTAAAAATAGATTCCTAACATTTATACCGCCTTCAGCAGATGACTTTGTTGGACTTATGTATTATATGTTAGGCAAAGGAAAACAAGGTGATGCTGATATGCAGTTCTTTAAAGAAAACTTAATTGATCCTTTCTCTAAAGCGTATACAGAGCTTGATGCAATGAGAATATCAATATTAAATGGTATTGATAAATTAAATAAATCTGAACTTTCTAGACCTGTATTTAAAAAGTTGAAGAAGAAAATGCCTAATAGTGATTATACTTATGAAGATGCTATTAGAGTTTATTTATTTGATAAACATAATCATAATATACCTGGTTTATCGAACGAAGAAGTGGCTAACTTAGTAGGTAGAGTAAATGCAGATCAAGAACTTGTTTTGTACGCGGAATCTCTAGATGCTATAACACAATCAGATGCTTATATAGACCCAAAAGATTATTGGACTGCTGGTAGCATAGCCGGTGACGTTAATAGAATTGTTGAAGGTGTACATAGAAAAAACTTATTAAGTAATTGGAAAGCCAATAAAGATGAGATATTTTCTAAAGACAATTTAAACAAACTAGAAGCTGCTTATGGAACTGAATACAGAGAAGCTCTTGAAGATATGTTACATCGTATGGAAACTGGTGTTAGTAGAACAACTGTTCAAGGTAAGGATAATCTTACAAGACGTGCTGTTAATTTTATAAATGGATCTATTGGTGCTATAATGTTCTATAACACTAAATCAGCAGTACTTCAAACAATATCTATGGTGAATTACATAAATTGGGAAGAGAACAATATGTATGCTATTGGTAAAGCTTTTGCAGATCAAAAGCAGTTTTGGGAAGACTTTTCTATGATATGGAATTCTGATTATCTAAAATCAAGAAGAGCTGGATTGAAAACAGATATACAGCATGAAGAATTAGCTTCAGTAGTTGGTAATGCAACTAATAAAGCACAAGCCGCTTTGGCTTACTTACTTAAAAAAGGTTTCGCACCTACACAGGCAGCAGATAGTTTTGCTATTGCAATAGGTGGTGCTGCTTTTTATAGAAATAGAGTTAATAAACTCATGAAGGAAGGTATGACTAAAGCTGAAGCTGAAGCTCAGGCTTTTATAGATTTTAGAGAAATTAGTGAAGAGACTCAACAATCTGCTAGACCAGATAGAGTATCTCAACAACAAACATCTACAGCAGGTAGACTTATATTAGCTTTTCAAAACGCACCAATGCAATTTAACAGGTTAATGAAAAAAGCTGTTTTAGACTTGCAAGCAGGTAGAGGTAATTGGAAAACTAACGTTAGTAGAATAGCTTATTATGGGGCTATACAAAACATAATATTCTTAAGTTTACAACAAGCCGTATTTGCTTTAGCATTTGAAGATGATGATGAAAATTTAACTGTTGAAGAATTAGAGAAAAGAAGAAAGTTCGAAGAGAATAAAAAAATTCGTTTGCTAAATGGTATGTTTGATACTCTAGCTAGAGGTTCTGGTATAAGAGGAGCTACGCTTGCTTGGATGAAGAATGTTGGTCGTTCTTGGTATAGAAGAGATGATGATATAGATTTTTTAGTTGAAGTAGCACAAATCTCGCCTCAAATAGGTTCTAGAGCTAGAAAAATACGAAGAGGTCATAGGTCAAGAGAGTGGGATGAAGATGCTATAGGTCAAATGTCTTTATTAGATACTAAGAATCCTATATATTCAATATATGCACCATTAGTGGAAGGATTTACTAATATACCTTTAAGTAGATTGTTAACCAAAACAAACAATTTAAGAGAGGCAGCTAATTCCCAGCATGATCCTTGGCAAAGAGCAGTTATGGCTTTAGGTTGGAGTCCTTGGGACGTAGGAGTAGATACTAGTGAAGCTGTTGACGAAGCTAAAAAAGAGCATAGAGCAAAGGAAAGAGCTAAAAGAGTTGGATGTTCTGCTCGTACTGTTAGCGGAGCTAAATGTAGAAACTTAGCTAAACCTGGTACTAAGCGCTGTACTGTACATACTAGGTAGTTAGCAAATCACTATAAACGTGTAAATATATATACGTAGAATAAAGAAGAATTTTATTAATAAATAAACAATTATGGCAACATTAAAACCAACATTGACTCTGACAAGCTCTGACGCTTCTTCAGACTCATTAAATTTTACAGTAACTGACAGTTTAACTGTGACAGCACCTAGTGTTAACTTATCAAGATTATCTATAGGTACAAGTTCTCCTACAGTTATTATTGCTAGTTCTGTAAGTTCACATCAATTCACTTATTTGATGAACACTGATAGTTCTAATATCATAACAGTAAGCACTGATGCTGGAGCTGCATATTGTACGTTAAATCCTGGTGAATTTGCGTTTTTACCTGTTAAAGGTACTGTAGGTTTAGAGGTTCAAGCTAACGGATCTGCTTGTGTTTTAGAATACGCATATTGGGCTAGATCATAATATATGAGACTTAGTAAGAATTTTACTTTACGAGAAATTACTCGTAGTAATACTGCTAAAAGGTTAGGTATAGATAATGAGCCGACTAAATTACATATGGAGAATATGCAAAGGCTTGTATCTAATCTTATTCAACCTATGCGTGACGAGTTGGGTCCTATTAGGATTACTAGCGGTTATCGTTCCCCGTCACTTAATCGTGCTATTGGTGGTAGCACTAAATCGCAACATTGTAAAGGTGAAGCACTTGATCTTCAGTTTTGGAAAGAAGGTCGAATGTGTAATGAAAAAATATATGAATGGATTTTAAAGTCAGGATTAGATTTTGATCAGATGATTAATGAATTTGATTTTGCCTGGATACATATATCTTTGAAGAAAAAAAATAATAGAAAGCAAGTATTAGAAGCATATAAAGATGATGATGGTGATACTGCTTATAAACATGCTCAAGTGTAGTGAAATGGATAGGTCAACATATATGGAGTTTTATATCTAGGTTTAGAAGTGATGTTTACTTAGAAAGTATAACCGATCCTGGTTCTGATACTGATAAATTTTTAGTAATTGATGCGAATAAAAAAATTGGTTATAGAACAGGATCAGAGGTATTATCTGATATTGGGGGTACACCTTTAACAACAGAGCAAGTACAAGATATAGCAGGAGCATTAGTAGCAACTGGTGGTACTAAAACAGGTATCTCTGTAACATACCAAGATAGTACAGGAGATATGGATTTTGTTGTAGATGATCTTCATAATGTTGGTGTAGATGGTTCTGCTAATCAATTACTAACTGATGACGGTGATGGTTCAATTACTTCTGAATCTACTTTAACTTATGATTCTGAAACACTAACTATAGGTGCTGATGATGAGGGGGAAGTTATTATAGCAAGAAAAACTCACTCTGATAATTTTGGTGGGGTTATGAGTGTAAAAGGAGGTTCAGCTACAGGTACTGATAAAAGCGGAGGAAATTGTAATCTTTATGGAGGTCAAGGAACAGGAACGGGAGTTGGTGGAACTATTAACTTAACCGTTTACAAGCCTGCGGGTAGTACTGGCTCATCTAATAATACTACAGAATCTACATTAACTTTTAGTGGTGTTGATGCAAGTCTTCAAATACCAGGGGATTTATTAGGTCCTAGAGATACTGATATGTACCTTAAGTCTGACGGTAATATGGTATTTGGTCTTGATACTGATAATGATGAAACAAGTCAGAGTTTTTCTTTTAGAAATAATAACAGTGTAGAAATAGCAAACTTAGACGAATCAGGTAATCTTCAAATAGATGGAGATTTAACGGTATCAGGAAATGATATTAAAGATGATGATGGTACTACTTGTATAACTTTTGACTCTAGTGGTAATACAACTATAGCAGGAACTCTAGCTGTAGGAGATATAGATGTAACATCTGTAGCAGGACAATCATTAACTCTTACTGCAGGTGAATATGATAATCCTATGGATGTAGTTGGTGGTGATTCTAAAGTTTTTATAAGATATAGAGATAATTCTACTGCAGGTACAAACGTGATTGGTTTTGGTGCTCTTGGAGATGATGCTTATTTTAGAAATGATGAAGGTAGTTTTAAATTTTATGTAGCTAATGATGCCACGGTAGGTGCTGAATTAGATCAATCAGGTAATCTTGAAGTGAGTGGTAAAATTACAACAACTCATGATTATCATGCAACAACATTTGAAAATCAAATTGCAGATGATGTAGGAACTGGAAAAATTCTGAAATATTCGCCTGGTGCAAATGATACTTTAAACGGTTCAGAAATATATTTTCTGCATACAGATGGTACTTGGGATCAAGCTGATGCTGATAATGTTGCTACTGGAGCTTCACAAATATTAGGTGTTGGACTAGGAGGATCGTCACAGACTGTGGGAGTGTTAATTGAAGGTTTTATTAGAATAGCATCTACAGAAATATTAAATACACCTGGTTCTGGAGCAGTAGATGGACTACCCCTTTATGTTTCAACAACACCTGGTCACTTTGATTTTACAGCTCCATCTGGTACTGCTGATTTTGTAAGGATAGTAGGGTATGCAATTGATGATAATGGTGGTGATGTTTTAGTTTATTTTAATCCAGATAAAACTTGGGTAGAAGTATCATAGTATGGCAACAGTATATGCAAATAGTAACGATGGAGCGGTTTACTCATCTAATCAAAGTAGTTGGTCTGATGCTCATAGTATAAGTTCTGGTACAGCAGATAGTAATGATACTTATTCTGGTATTAATACTGTTGCTGGAGTATACAGAAATGTTGGAGGTAGAGGATCTGCGTATAGAGTTCATAGATTATTCTTTTATTTCGATACCTCTGGGATCTCAGGAACAGTAAGTGCGGCAACATTAAAATTATACGGTGTAAACCCGTCAGGAGTTGAGACCACTAAAAATGTTATAGCAGTTAAAAGTACAGCTCATGGTGGAGATGGAGGTACAGCCCTACATAACGATGATATAAACAATATAGATGTTAGTACTCCTTACTCGTCTCAAACGTCATCATGGACTACTAGTGGCTATAATGACATAACATTAAACGCTACAGCTAGAGGACATATGGCCTCTCAAGACTATCTTTTGGTGGCTATAATAAACTACGAGTATGATTACTCTAATACAGATCCAGGTGTTAATGCTTCATACTCTAACGGTGTATACTTTACAGATTATTCAAGTACAAGTAGAGACCCTTATATAGACTATACTGTAGTAACAGGATACGGTAATAAAGTGATAAATGTTGCCTCAGCTAATATTGGTAAAGTAAAAGGAGTAGCAACAGCAAGTATTGATAAAGTAATAGGAGTTTAGATATGAGTGGTAAAATAGATACAGTTACAATAGATACTCATAGATTATGGGTTAATATAGGTCAGAAAAATATAAAAGAATTAAGTATTAGTAACACTGGTGGTGTCCAATGTACTTTTGATCTCGTTTTAGGTCCAAATAGTTTAGCTGGTCAAGGAGCTTCTGATACAGGTGCAATTTATTTTTTGCAAAATATGGTAATACCTGTAGCAGCTACTTTAGTATTAGATGAGCAATGGTTTGAAAATGTTTTTAGTGCTGGTATGACTATATATACTAATAGTATATCAAGTGGACAATTGACTAGAACAGCTATGAGTGATCCTAGATTTTTAGTAAGATGTGGGGAAGCAAGTGCTGCTGAAGAGGTTGCTTTAATTATACTTAGAAAATAAAAATTATGGAAATATTTAAAAACGATAATGCATGGAACGAAAAAGCTGTAGTTGGATTTATAGCTTTTGCTGTTATGTGTATGATTATGGTAGCTGACTTAGTCACAGGATGGGTTGGACAAGATTTAGTTATAAACGAATATGTATACAACTCGTTTGTTTGGGTTGTTCTTGGTTGCTTTGGTATATCAGGTGTTGAAAAATTTGCTAAGAAATGAGAAAGTTTATTTATATATTTTTATTATTTAGTTTAACAGCAAACGCTCAAGATACTATCTTGGATTGCTTTGGAACAGTAGCGCCTACCTCTTGGCTAGGCGACGGTTTTTGCGATGACGGTTCTTACACATGGAACGGAAATGTGATAGATTTTAACTGTGAGGAGTTTGGGTATGATGCAGAAGATTGTCCATTACCTATAGATACTATACCAGGTTGTATGGATATGTTAGCGTTGAACTATGTGCCTGAAGCCAACTTTAATGATGGCTCATGTGAATATCCTGTATTTGGGTGTATAGATCCAGCATCTGTAAACTACAATCCATTAGCTGAAGTAGATGATGGTAGTTGTGCTAATGTTGCTTGTGCTGATGGAGAAGCTAAAATGCTTTTTGAGGTTACATTAGATCAATATCCTGGAGAAACAGGATGGATACTAACAGATATATCTAATGGTCAGCCAGTAGCAAGCGTAATGCCAGGTGAATATTCTTATGACCAAGCTAATACAACAATACCTTATGAATTTTGTGTACCTGAAACTGGTGTGGAACTTATATTAAGTGATACATATGGTGATGGTATGGCTGGTTCCTTATGGGGTGGCTCAGATGGTAATTTTATAATACTAGCTGATTTAGAACCTTGTGGTAGTCCTGATGTTATTTGGGAACTGCCAGATCCTAATTTTGGTGGTGCTGCTTACTCTGGACCTATATGGCTAGAGCATTGTGATATACCTATTGAGTATGGATGTACAGATAGTGGCTATATAGAGTTTAATCCTAACGCTCAGGTTGACGATGGTAGTTGTGAAACCGAACACATTGTAGGTTGTATTAATTGGACAGCTTATAATTACAACCCTGAAGCTACACTTAATCATATAGTGCCTGTATGTGAATACCGACTTGTTATTGAAGATGATGCTGCTGATGGGTGGGGTGATTCGCACATAGCTGTAACTCAAGGAGACAGTTTAATTGGAATTTATTCAATGGAGCCTGGAGAATATGACACAGTATTTTTTATAAATTTACGAACAGATATTCCTGTTCAAATTAGATATTTTGAAACTGGTCCTCCGCAAGTACCTCAAGAAGAACTTGAGTTTCAAACAATGCATAATTCGTTTTTCTTATTCAATGAAAATGTAGATTTATTAATATCAGGCGGAGCAGTTCCTTTTGCTAATAATGGAGCTGGAGCTTTACAACCTTTTGAGCCGCCATTTTGGCATGTTTATAATGCAATGCCTTATTGTGGTGATTATTGTATACCAACAGTTGAAGGTTGTATGAATCAAAGCGCTTTTAATTACAATCCTGAAGCTAATACAGATATTGGCAATTGTATACCAATAATAGAGGGCTGCACAAATGAATTAGCATTTAATTATGATTCGTCTGCAAATGTAGATGATGGAAGCTGTGACCCATATATTTATGGTTGTATGGATATAGAGGCATGGAATTACAACTCTTTAGCTAATGTCGCAGATGAATCTTGCTTGTATTTTGGTTGTACTGATGAGCTAGCTCTTAACTACGATAGTACTGCGAATGTAAACAATGATAACTGTATATATCCTATTCCTGGATGTACAAACCCAGACGCATTTAATTTTGAAGTAGATGCTAATGTTGATGACGGTAGTTGCATTCCCGTCTTAATAGGATGCATGGATCCTACAATGTTTAATTATAATGATGAAGCAAATACAGCGAGCGATAATTGTATTCCTTTTATATTTGGGTGTACTGATACTACTGCATTTAATTATGACCCTGTTGCTAATACCGATAATGGATCGTGTATAGCATTTTACTACGGTTGCACTGATCCTAGTGCATTTAATTATAACCCAGAGGCAAACACAGAAGATTTTTCCTGTGTTGATATAGTATATGGCTGTACTGACAATACAGCATTTAATTATGATTCCTTGGCTAATACTGATAATGGAGGATGTATAGATGTCTTAGAAGGCTGCATGGATCCTTTAGCATATAATTATGATGCAGTATATAATACAGACGATGGAAGTTGCTTGTATGATGCAGGATGTATTGATGGTCCTGGTATACCATATTGGTTGAATGATACATGCTACGCTTGGGTTATTATGATAGATCCTTATTGTTGTAATGATCAATGGGATGATAAATGTCAAGAACTTTATTGGAGCTGTGGTGGAAATAGTTCTTTAAATATAAATGAGTTAATGGAAGATAATGCAATTATTTTATATCCTAATCCTACTGAAGATATTATAAACATTACTAGTAAAGAAACTTTTGAATTACAAGTTTTTGATATACTAGGAAATAGGGTTATTTATTGGAAAGTAGAATCTAATGGGTCTACAAAAACAATTAAAGTAGATATTAGTTTATTAGCAAGTGGTATATATAATTTTAATATAATTTATAACAATAATGTTATAACTAAAAAAGTAATCAAAAAATGAAAAAGTTATTAGTAATATTATTGTTAATTCCTTTTTTAGGGAATGCTCAAGGACTTAAAAGTATATTTAAGTACTCTACTATGTATGCCGCTGTTAATGGTGGTACATCATTAGGTGATGATCAAATATGGTCTGTAACATCAGGTACGTTAGAAGAGCAAGTAGTTGAAACACCTTTTGATTATACTCTATCTGTAGGTATCAGAAAAATAAAACGATTTGGATATGAGAACAGAGCCAACACTTTTTATAATGGTACGGAGAATTCTTATTCTGATGCCGCGACCATCGGTAGAGTTGATGGCTTTGAGTATTTGTTCGAAGCTGATTTTGTGCGTCGTTTAGGTGTTAATTTTACTAACCAGCATCACTTTGTAAGATATGTTGCTGATAAGTGGGTTAGTAAAGTAGAATATTTAGCAGATGGGTTTGCAGATATAAAATACTTTGAAGCATCAGAAAGATTTAGATTACAAATTAAAGAAGGTAAATTATCTTTTAACGTAGGAGCTGTTCAGCGTCTTGCAGAGCCATATGGTTTTGACCCCCTGGCAGATTGGGTGCTGGACAATGGGACATTACATTATACATATTTGGCACTACAGGAGGGATACAATATAACATTAGATGGACAATACTCAGCACCCAATGGAGAGGTAGTAGCAACTAGTCAAGAAGTATGGGAAGAAGTTATTATACCACAAGTAATAGATGACTATGTAGAAAAACAAAGAAGTGCAATTTCTAGTATAGTAGAATATTCTGCAGTATTAGGATTTGACTATTACCACTTTACAAAAGACTTTTGGTTTCATTCTTGGGGTAATTTAATGCCTTATCACTTAGATACAGATAATACATATTCCTACCATAAATACAATGGTGGTCAGTGGTTAGACTACTCAGCTGGACTTATATATGGATATAGATTTAATAAAAGCTTAGGTATATTTGTAGAAGGTAGATATAATAAGTATTGGAACCGACAATGGCACAATTTTAGTGTTGGTGTAAACTATGTAATATTTTAATCATGGCAAAAGAATTAAACGAAGACACAACATTGCAGCTTAGTATAAAGACACTAGCTGGCATAGCAGTTTTAATATTCACCCTGGTGGGTATGTGGTTCACACTGCAAGCAGATATAACTGAAGCTAAAGAGTTACCTCTTCCTCCTGATCCTGAAATTACTCGTATGGAATACGATATGAAAGATCAACTTATAAGGCAGACGATAATGTCAACTCAGGAGGATGTTAAAGAGATTAAAGATCAAATGATAAGGGTAGAAGAAAAAATTGATAAACTAAAATAAACAAGTATGTATAAAGCACTCATTATATTTTTTATGATAACAAATATAGTAAGTGCTCAAGCTCTACGGAAAGATAGAATTATACATACAAGTAGTGTATATTTACTTAGTGCTACTACTACTGCATTAGTTTTAGATAGGACTAAAAGTAAAAGAAAAGCTGCAGTATATGGATTTATACTACCTATGATGGTTGGTGTGGCTAAAGAGATGCGTGATATAAAACATGGTAATCCAGATATAAATGATATATTATCAAATGCTGTTGGAGCTAGTTTAGGTATCATAACTATTAGAATAACATTATGAAGAAATTATTTCTATTACTATCAATACTAACTACTACTTGTATTGCTCAAGATTTTCCTGACGGAATGGTAGCTGTAGAATTTAATGCTAGTTTTAATGCTGCTAATCAAGTAGAATGGTTGCCTAAATTAACAGATTGTGAAACAGAACGAGTTGATATAACATCTGATTCTAGGTGGGCTAGTGAATATAAAATAGTAGTTGTACCTACTATCGTTATATTCAACAACAATGAAGAAGTTAAAAGATTTCAAGCAAATATAATGATGACTATGGAGGTTACTAAGAATGAAGTACAAAACTCTATAGACGAAATAGTAATGGAAGCATTCTGATGCCACATAAAGTATTCATACGGCACACTTACATATATAAATGCGGAGAACAAGCTTGTTCTGAAGAGTGGAAAATAAATGAAGCATCTAAACTAGATAAGCTTAGATGCCCTCATTGTGGTAAATATGATAGTGTTGAATACGTTGATACAGATCAAAGAACTAAATACAATAGAAGAGGTATTGGATTATAAAACTAACCTTCGCAACTACTACACTCTAATATATTTCTACTAAATGCCTGAGCAGAGCTTTGACTAAACTGATAGTATAAAGTCTTAACTCCTTCCTCCCAAGCGTATAGGTAAAGCTTATTAATATCTTTAGCTGATATACTAGGATCAATCATAAGGTTTAAACTCTGTGACTGATCTATATACTTCTGTCTTTGAGCAGCTTGTAATACTATTTCCTTTGGAGATATTTCAATGAAAGATTTAAACACTCCTTTAGTAGGAAAATCTAAATGTTGAACAGAGCCATCTTTCTTTAAAATACTATCCCAAGTCTTCTTACTATCTAATTTATACTTTTCTAATTCTGCTTTTAAAAACGGATTTTGATAAACAGTTTTCGTTTTAGCCAGATCTTTAATAAAGTAATTAGACTTAATAGGTTCAATCCCCATACTGACAGCACCGTGAATAAAGGAGCTAGATTTTGTTGGTGCAATAGCCATGAGAGTTGTGTTAGCAAACCCGTCACGTAAAGACTTGTACCCTTTGTATTCAGAGAGCCATTTAGACGCGTTCTCTGATCGTTCTTTAATAGTTTTGAATATTTCATCATTTAATGATTTTGCGTGCAGAGAATCAAACTCTATGAGCTTAGATTGAAATAAAGAATGATAACCTAAAACTCCTAATCCAATAGCTCTATGTTGTGATGCAAATCTATGTGCTCGAGCTAAACCAGGTAGTGTTGCTGATTTTACTACAAACTCATCCATAACTGCGTTCAAGAAGTGTGTATAGCACTCAATAGCATCTGTATTTTTGATCTCATCCCAGTGTAATAAATTAATTGAACCTAAGCAACAAACAAAAGAGTTATAGCTATCAGTTGGTAATTGAATTTCAGAACATAAATTAGAAGCTGTTATTTCTAATCCTAGTTCTTTATATGGTGAATTGTCATTAGAATTATCTTTAAACATAATGTATGGAAAACCAAACTCAGATCTACGCTGTATTACTTTAGCCCATATTTTACGCTTAGCTTTATCACCTTCTTTCATAGACTGCATCCATTCACTTGTTACTGTAACTCCATATTGAAGATTTTGAATTGGGTTTCCTTCGGTTCCAATATCTAAAAACTCTTCAATATCGCTATGTTCTACAGGTAGATAAACTGCACAAGCTCCTCTTCTGGCTTCCGACTGCTTACAAACATCAACAGTAGTATCATACATACGAGCATAATGAACAGGGCCATCAGCTTTACCACCTGTTGATATAACACTACCTCTTGGTCGTATATTACCAAGATAAGCAGATGTACCACCACCATATTTAGACATCATACCTATTTCACGCGATGCATTTAATATACTATCTAAGTTATCATCTATATTACTACCGTAACAACTAATAGGTAAACCTTTTTGTTTACCAAAATTAATCCATACCGGAGTAGAAAGAGAATAAAAGCCTCTTGCCATATAATCTTCAAACTTCTGAGCAAAATCTTCCATTTTCAAGATCTTTTCGGCTGTATTAGCTATATCTTTTATCCTTTGTTCTGGGGTCTCTGTTATATATCCTCTAGATAAAAACAATCTTGACTCTTCATTGAGCCAGTAATACTTCTTATACTCCATTAAAATAAATCGTCTATTGTTATACTTTTGCTTTTCTTATTGTAATCAATCTGTTTTTTATAAAAGAAATCTCCCTCTTTAGTTGCTGTAATTTCAACATCGAACCACTTGGTATTATCGAGGATTTCTTCATTGATCTCGAATACAGAGTCATAACCTATTTTATTTAGTGAATTGTTAAATCTATTTTTAATAAATTCTTGTATTGTTTCTTTGGGTAAAAAACTTAATTCTCCGTTTTCAAATATCCAATCTAAAACTTTACACTCAGCTTTATAAGCTTTTTCACAAGCAGATATTATTAGTATTTTAAAGTCTTCATCAAACCACTCAGGGTTTTCTATTCTAATAATATTTATTATCTCAGCTCCGAAATTACCATGTATATCTTCCTCTTTAGAGGTCGCTTCTACAACGTTAGATATACCTTTAAGTAAGTTTTTATTCTTATTAAAAGACATCATTATTAAGAACTGACTAAATAAACTAACGTGCTCTATAAATAAAGAAAATAATAGTACTGATTTAGTATACATTTTATTATCTCTTGATCTAGTACCATCTAAATACTTAGTTAAATACTTTATTCTAGCTTCTATAGCTGGTACTTCTACTACAGTTTCAAATTCTTTTTCTAAACCAAGAATACGTAACAGTCTAGCGTAAGCATCTTTATGTCTAACTTCAGATTCAGCAAATGTCATACCTACATCACCAATCTCACTTATAGGCATTCTTTTATACATATCAGCCCAGAAAGTTTTAACGTTGACTTCTATTTGAGCTATTGATAACATAGTTTTCTTAATTACATCTCTTTCATGATCTGTTATATTTACCTTAAAATCCTGAATGTCATCAGTAAAATTGAACTCTGTATCTATCCAGTATGAATGCCTTATAGCATCTTTATATTCTAATAACTGTGGGTATTTATAAGGTAGTATATTCAACCTTTTTTCAAATATATTATTCTTCATCTTTTATCTTATCTTCAAGTGTTAATGCTAAGTCAAAACAACCGATATAAAGTACGTGTATAGCAAAACCATCATTAAGATAAGTTCTAACACCAAATAAAAAACCAGGAATAAATCCTAGTTCTAAATGCCAATTTTTCATTTTCTTTTATTTAAAATTAATTCAACAACTTTGTCACACTCTTTTTGATTTTGAGGCTTATATAAAGTTACATTAGGGAACTGATTCATAACTAATCTTTTGAATAACTTCCATCGCATAGGAAATGACTCATTAGCTCTACCTTTTGTCTCTATTATAAAATCATTACCAATAAAATCAGGCGTATATTTTATAGGTAGTATACGCTTACAACCTCTATTAACCATTTCGCCTTTACCATTAGATTGACGTTCATATGCTTCATTTTCAAAATGAAAACCATCTAATAAAACGAAAGTCTCTCCTTCATATTTAGATTTTATTTTAGCATTTTTCAATGCTACATACATATATTTTTCTAAACCTGAAGCAAACTCTATACCATCAAACGTTACTTTTTTAGATCGTACAGGTCCTTTATTACGCTTGATCTTTTTTCTCATGATTTCTAAGATCTATTAAATCAATTAACTCTTCACGAGCTGATTGAATATAAAGTATTGCGTCCATTAATTCTTCTTGTATATCGTTTAGATAACCTAATAAGTCTTTATGACCTTCGATACGTTCACTATGTAATGTTCTACCATATTTAGCAAAGCCTGTATTAGACCTATCTACAAACTTATCTACAACTCTTTTAACTACTGGGTCTCTAAAGCCATATGATTCTCTATCTTCATAACCATTTTTTGAATCCATTATTTCTCTACTACTCATAATATTAATCTTTTACAAATGTTCCATTAACCATTTTACCTGTACGCTTCGATATAGTTGCATAAGCATTTTCTATACAGTCTTCTATATCTAATTTTTCTAGCTTAGCCAAGTTTGTAAGTACCACAACCATATCACCAATAGCATCTATAACTTCTGGCTTATCGTTTTTAAGTAATGCTTGAGCTAGTTCACCGGCTTCTTCCATCAACTTAACATACTGCGTGTGTGAATTACCTTTATCATATATACCTCTTACCATAGCCCAACTACGTATATTATCAAATATATTACGATTAGGTTTTTCTTCATCATTTAAATATTCATTTGACCATTCAGCGTAAGCCTTGTTATATATATAGCATCTGTTTTTGTCAAACTGTGAAGTTATAGCATGATCCATTATCCATGCAATAACATCATGATTTAATACTATATCAGCGTGTTCTGTTTCAATAACTGTGTCTGCAATATCCATTAACCTGCCTCTCAACTTATTAAGTGGGACAGGAAATGTAGTTGTTTGTTCTGTTACATTTACTTTCATTTTTTTCTTTTTATTAACGTTTAAATTTTCATATAAGATTTGATCTACTTTATAACCATAAGCTAGTTGTAGTTCTTTTTCCATAATGGATGCAACACTTATATCTTCTGTTGAATATACTATATAATATTCTCCAGATTTATAACCTTGTTGTTCTTCTACTCTTTTTTTAGGGTTTTTAGTAACTCCTACTTTTTTACCTGGTATATGATATACGTGATACATTTTATTTTTGTTTTAGTAATTTATCTTTATATAAATGCATGTTATGAGCGTAATGATAATAAGTACCAACTTCATAACCTGTCTTTTGAGCAACTAACATTTGTAAGTTTGAGAATTGATATTGATCATTACAGAAGCCATACCAGAGATCGTTAGATCGCATTACAACAGACATATTTAGATAATCATCTATAACTGTGAATTGCACTGCATATGTGCATGGGGTGTCATTGTCGTACTCGTGTATTTCTTTACCGTCGTATATACTTATTGCTGCTTGTCGTGTATTTGGATCTTTTTTTAGCATCTCAATAACTTTATTTAATTGAGAATTACGACTCCATTGATGACCGTAATTAGAATTAACTTTACCTTTATCATCTGCCATGCGTTTCCATATTTCAGGTACTTTACCATATATATGACCTAACTCAGAAATATAAGGATGAGCGGTTAAATACCATTCCCATTCAGCTTGAGCATACTCTAACGACCATTTACGATCAACATGACCTTCATGTATAATGTTAAAAGTAGGATGGCTCATTAATATACTAACGTCAAATAAAGTTTTAGTATCTCCAAACTCTATACCCTCATCAGAAATAAGATCATATAGTTTGTAGAAAGCTTCAGATGCGTAAGCAACTTCTATGTGTTTCATTTTTTATACTTTTTATAATAATACTCATAATATTCCCAACGTTTAGCGTCAGCTTCAGAAGCTGTATAATTTTTAGGATCTTTAGTGGTATTATCTTTAATAATAATTTCTACTATCCAAGCATCACTATCATTCCAATTAGGAACAACAGCAATACCGATACCGTTTTTTAAACACCAAGCCATATGCTTCATGTTTGTTTCAGTAAATTTGTGATAACCGGGACGTCTTGATATAACCTTTTTAGGCATTATTCCCAAGGCATTTTCTCATCTTCTATCAAATCAGATGCTAAAGGTAGGAAACTACCAGACTTGTGCTCCCATGTAAAATGGGCTTCAGCTCCGTTTTCACCTAAGTTTTGAAATTTAACTTTCAATACTTTAGCTTTAACAGTTTTAGCTTCATAATCTCTATGCACAAGTAAGCCATGATAACTAGCGTCATACCACTCACCGCCACCCTTAATGTTATACATAGTCGGCTCTTCGATTTTACCGTCTTTGTCTTTATACATTTTAGTAGGATGAGCTACTATAATAACTAGCACATCATATTTTTTAGCAAACACTTCTATTTTTTGCAAATACTCTAGTGTATAACGATTTACATCATCTGAGTTAGCATTAATATCTCTAATTTTATTAAATGGATCAACAACTAAGCATTTAATACCTTTACGTTTAACAAGCTCAGCACCTTTACGTAATACAGCTTCAAGACTATATTTATCCATGTCGATAAAGAAAAAGTTATCATTAACGTGGTCAGTTACTGTGTTCCATTTGTCATTACCTATATCGTTTGCTCTTGGCATGTCTTGCCAAACTTTACGCATAAGTTTATGAGCATGTAAAAATGTAGGTTGATTTTCAGGACTAGCAAAAGCAGTTTTCCAACCATAGTTTTTATTATAACCTACACACATTTGATCTACAAAATCTGATTTACCAGAAGATGGTATACCAGTAACAGTTATAAACTGCCCTGTATATGTACTAAATATTTTGTCAAAATTTTCTATACCTATTTGATAACCAGGTTTAAAACCATTTTTAACAAAGTCTTTTAGTTCATCTTCAATATCTCTTAGTGTTGATACACCTTCAAGAGGTACTGGTTGGCATTTATCTATAACATTACGTAACTGTTCTTTACTATACTTAAGCAAATAATCGTTTGCGTCTTTACAATCTTGAAAGTCGACTAAATAACAAGTTTCAGCACCAAGACGTCTAATAAACTCTTGTTTAAGAGCTTGACCAGGTTCATCAGCATCAACAGCTAATATAATCTTAGTTTTGTCTTCTAAATAGTCAATGCAATTATCTAAGTATTCAAGGTTGTTTGAATTTAATGTAGCACCGTTAGGTACTGATATTACATTTTTAATTCCCGCTTCGTGCATTGCAAGCACATCCATTTCGCCTTCAACAATAATACAAAAGTCATAACCAACTATACTGTTAATGTTATAAAATATTTTTTCTGCTCCTTTAAACAGTTTAAAATTCTTACGACCATCACGGTATTTAACATTGATTAATTGATCACCCATGTAGTAGTTAAACTGTATAGTATTCTCTGACTTGCCTGTTTGAGGCATAAACTCAGCACCCTCGCTAACGCGAAGGTCACTGAGAGTTTGCTTCGATATACCTCTAGCTTCAAACCACTGTTCAACTTTAGTAGATGTTGGTTTAAACTCTACTTGAGGTCTAACGTAAACTTTTTCGCTAGCACCTTTTCGTTGATAAGTGTGTAATTGAAAACTAGTATTACAATTGTGACAAGTACCAAGACCACGTTCCCAATCATAAGAAGCGCATTTAGCTTTCTTATTCTTAGGTTTTCTATCAGCAGAACACAAAGGACAAATCCCTTGTGTTTTACCTGCTTCAAGCTCATATTGATTGAACTTGTCAATCAAGAATCCATTGATCTCTCTACTCTCTATATTCATACTAGAAAGGTAAATCGTCGTCAGCTACAGCTGCTTTTTGCTCTTCATGTGGCATTGTGTCACGAGGAGCAGCATCAACATTATCGCCGTTAGTCCAAACTACTTTAACATTACCTAAGTAAGTTTTAGCAGTTTTAGCTTCACGTTCTTCTTTCGTCTGATCTACACAGATCGGACCTTGATTACCGAACTGATCAGGTTCGTCATTGATGGTAATAATAATAGGTAAATACTTACCTTTTTTACCTTCAATGATTTTATCCTTAGGGACTTCACTAAGATTGATCGAGGCTTTAATAATACTTGCCATAATAAAATAAATAAGGGTTAATAATTACAATTTATTATCTGCTACTGGTCGTATTTAGTTTGTGACAACTATAAAGTCTCAGTTTGCAAATACTGTTTTGGGTCGAAGTTGCTGTTTTTATAAAACAAGTCATATTGTTCACTTGCTTGTTTAACTTTAGCTTCACCCTTTTCATAAAACTGTGGTGAGCAGTCGAATAAACCAATCTGTTGAGTATTTTTGTCAATGACCATAAATATCATCTCATAACCAAATAACTTACTATAAATATAAGATTGACTGTCATAGTTGTACTTAGATGCTGACCATCTAAATTTACTTATGTCAGACGTAGTTTTAAGATCAATAACAAGTTTCTCTTCATGATTGATTATATCCGCCTTGCCCTTCCACATATTACCAAACAGTTCAATAATGTTAGGCTCTTCAAACACATTTCCTTTACAATGAATAAGTGATCTGCATACATCGTTTTCCAATATAACTTCAGTCAACATATTTGCTGTATCAGCTTCATGTTTCAATAAACACATTTCACCGCCTGATATTTCTTTATACGCTTTAGTATTTCTACTACTAGAGTCTATTATTCTAAAACTTTTAAGTTTTTCAGGCTCTAATATTGCTGTATGAAAATAACCACCGACAAGAAATGCAGGGATTTTCTTTTGAGGCTCTTTCAACATGAGGGGATTATTAATTAGAGTTGCGATGTTGGAGTTACTCAAATACTGTTGTCCAAACTCTCCATAGTAATCCTCGTCATTTCTTAGCCGGTCGATTATTTTTTTCATTATAGTGTACTAATTAGTTTCTTAAGTTCTTGATCTTGCTTAACAGTTATAGTATATTTGGATTCAATAGCAGTCATACTACCACCGCCAGATATAAACTCTTTAGCTTTAGTAAATTGATCTTTATTCATCTTAGGTTTCTTAGCGGCTAAAGTTTTAGCTGTAGTATTACCATGAGTATTAGTAGCATCAGCATCTTCTGTATCATCAATTAAGAATAAATTACCAAGAGCATACTTTTTACCATATGTAGACGCAGCTCCAAATTGCTGTGAGGTCTGCATACCTTTTTGACCTAGATCAACTCCAACTATAGCCGTCGCGTGTATAGCACTTGTGCCATCGCTAATGGTAGCAGTAGTCTTCATCATAGGTACAGGTTCAGTGCCTATAATCTCTTCAGTCGTTACTACATATACTTTATGTTCTAATAGAAATGGCTTTACAGCCTCTAAGATGTCTTCTGCTTTACGGAAATAGTATTTTCCGAACGAGTTATACGAAGACTTTTTCGCTTTTAACTTGGTCTGAATATCAGCCAATTTAGTAGTTAATTCTGCCATAGGTTTAAGGTTTAAATTTAACTTAGATACTCCGACAGTTTAGAGTAATCCATTACTTGCTTTAATTTTTCAATAGCTTGCTTTTTTAATTGCGATACTCTAACATAAGAACTTGCTCCTCCTATATTTAATATCTCAGCTATTTGTTTTGCAGACTTTTTTTTACAGCCAAGTCCAAAGCTATATCTTATAATGTGAAATTCTTTATCAGTAAGATGCTTCATCATTATTTTTAATATTTTCTGGTGTAAGACTTCTATTTTTAATGGATCTGTAGATTTATCTTCAATCTGCATATACATATTGTCTCCAACCTTTTCATCTATACTAATAAACATAGAGTTGTAAAACATTGCTTGTTTCTCTTTATCATGCTCAAATCCTTTTCGTATATCATTCAACTTATGTTCTGGTATACGCATTGCAGAGCGATTAATATCTGTACCTCTTCGTATTGCACCTCTTATACGTTTAGCGAAAAATGATTTAATAGTTTTTTCTGGGTCGTCAGACTCAGTTATTATTTTACTATCCCATCTGTCCACAGCTTTTATAAGACCAGCATTACCAATGCTAATTAAATCGTCTATATTCATTATTCCAGACGCAGCATCAGAAGTTGAGAATTTTCTAGCAATATTTTCAACTAACGGTAAAAACTTTATTATTAATTCATCACGAGTATATTCATCCCAAAATTTACCTTCAGGTTGATTTGATCGTATGTCTTTTTTATACCTACGATAATTTTTACTGTTGTGATTTCTCATCGCGTCAACGAATATATAAAAAATTTACAATAATAGTTGCTGATTTAATAATTCTTTTTCTTTTTTAAGTTCGTTACACATTCGTCTATGCACAGTTCGAGTTGTGACGTTTAATATATCAGAGATGCGTTGTATCGTGATCTTTTTGTTATCGTGATTAAGTTGTATCATAATATCATAAACGTCATCAGAACTGATCTTTTGAGACCGCCCAATTAATTTACCTACAATACTTAACTTCTCTTCTTTAGTTAAAATACTATGCCATTTAAAAATAACTTTACGAGACTTATTAACAGGTGGTTGATCAAGGTCGCACATGCTAACATCGTACACTATATTTTCTAAAGTGTTTTTAGGTATTTTAAAACTAACAAATCCATATTCCATCTTAACGATGTCTTCTGCTAAATATCTAAAATCATCCATAGTTAGTTGAGGGTTTAAATACCATATAACTAATAGATGCCATTTTAAAGACTTGTAAGTATTTATTTTAGCTTTAGATTGAAACAGTGAATAACATTGATGAGTACCATTTTGGTAATACATGTAATCATGTGTATCTATGTCAGGTACATCAGTTATTGGATTTCTTTTATAAACGATGCGCCTATCATCTAACAGCTTTAATCTTCTTTCAAACTGTGACATAAGCCTGTTATTATTATAGCTAACTAGCTATTGTCACACTGTTGGTAGCTGGTTTTAATGTATAAAGGATGATCCTTTTTCCTTTATCATTCTTGAATTTAATTTTATTAAATTCTTTGATTCGGTTTTTTAAATTTGGTTTCATACTGGTATTATCTATTGGTGTTCGTATTTAGTTTGTGTTAGTGTTTATTTAATAGCTCTAATACATCAAATAAAGCTTTATGTCTATGGTTGTCTTCTAGTACAACTTTATATACGTGCTCAGAAGATGTTATTTTAGACACTTCATGTATCGCGGAATAATTCTTATCGCTTAAATCTATTTGTTGTCTATCACCACAGAATATCATTATAGAATCTTTACCTAAACGACTAAGAGCCATTTGGAACTGTGATCTAGTTAAGTTTTGGAATTCATCTACAATAACTACTGAAGAGTCAAACGTACGACCTCTAAAATGCGCAAGAGATACTAATTCTATATCCTCATCATTAGTCATAGATTCAAGCTTATCAGGTTTGTTGTACACTTTACGCATGTTAGACATGATAGGTACAAGCCAAGGTTCCATCTTCTCTTTTTCAGATCCAGGTAAAAACCCATTATCTTCAGTTGATACAGTTGGTCTAGTAATTATTATCTTGTTATATTGTCTTTTAAAGAACATATCAAGAGCTATTTGTACTGCCAATAGCGTTTTACCGCTACCAGCATTACCAACTATAAAACTAAATGGGTGATTTATTATTTCTGCTTTAGCAGCTTTTTGTTCATCTGATAAAGTAATAGAGAACCTAATGTTATTTTTAGGTGGCTTCTTACTTTTATTATCTGTTTTACTCAAGATTTTCTACAATTTTACTTAATCTTTCTATATGAGCTTTTATTAAGTGACACTTTTCATACTCTTCTCTTTCCTCATACAGATTGTTTAGTGTCATAAGTCTAGCTAATTCACCAATAACATGATCATCATCTCTATCGGCATACCATATCATGTCTTCACCTTCATAAGGTTTAGTATCCTTTTTAGGATTTTGTATACCATATATTCTTTTTACTATTTGATCTGCTAATTTTGAAGCTAACTTGTCTAATTTTTCATCAGTCATACTCTCAGTCCTATTCATTGTACCTATCTATAAGATCACGTGCAGTACCTACGAATATACATGAATACATTGGATCACCACCATCTGGTTCTGGATGACCACAGCATGGACAATTAGCTTCTGTCCTCTCCCATATACTTATATTTGTCTCTTTATCAGGATGTTGCCATATATAGTATATAAATTCAAGATTTTTTCTTTCTATAGGTTTATCATCAAACTCTAAATAATTAATAGAGTAATTACCTATTGACATAGACTTAGCAATGTCTAGACCTAAACTACCCGGGTTACCATCGTAATGCCTGTAGAGACGCGCGTGTATAGCATCGAGCGGTGGATGCTGTGAAAATGACTGACCTTTTTGTCTAGTCACGAATCTAATTTGTGCTGGAGTACTCATAATATTTATCTTGCATTAAGTTTATTAATTCTCTACCGTCTCTAGTATGGAAGCCATAACTATGTGACATACCATCAGAAGTTGGTCTATTAGCTAGTAACAACTCCATTAGTTCACGAGCTGCTATTTCTGTATGATTAGATACATATGTAATAGCTTCAGCCATAGCAGTCATATTATGACGTGGTTCCTCGTTTAACTCTTCAACTATATAGTCTCTTACCTCTTGTGCTTTCATTCAAATAAATCTATTTTATTTAATAATTCTTTTGTTTTCTTCTCAACCATAGACTCTAAGAAAGTTTCTTTCATGTTTCTTACTATCAATTGTTTAAGTTCATCCCAATCAAAGTGATTCCACGGATCTTTTATTTCCTCACCATCAAATCTTGATTGTGGTTTTACACGTTTATGATACCATTGCACACCATTGCGATTTAAATCAGTGTTATGTATACCGAAACTACGCATTTCATCTACAACTTTTTCAGCATGCTCGCGTATTTGTGCGATTGCTTTAGATTTTAATTGCTTTTCAATTTCGTTTGTTGTCATAACTTTTCTTTTATTTGTTTAATACATTCAAAAGCGTTAATGCTTCCGATTTCATATTCTTCAATAATAAATAGTATTTCTTCTTTCATGATTTCTAGTCTAATAAAATATAATATGCTTCTACGTTATTATGTCTAAACCAATCTAAACCTTTACGCATTTCTTTTTGAAATGGTATAGTACGAGGATCAAACATGTCACCTCTATACTTAGTATCAATAACTAGTTGCGCACCCATCAGCATATCATATATAGATAGCTCAAGTGCATTTAGTTCATACTTAACCCCACTGTAAGGGTTTGTTACTGTGGCTCCTCGATCATATACGTCTCCCATGAACCATTTAGGAACCTTTTGTTCTTTAGTTTTACTCATTTGTTTTCATTTAAAAATTTATCACCGTGTATAAAATCCCATAAAGATACTTCTAGTAAAGTAATATGGGTGAAACCAATAATTCTAGTAACTGTTTCAATCTTTAAATCATTCCAGAATTTATTAGCTTTTAGTTCTTCAACTATCATGTTGCCAGTAGTTGGGTATCTATCTATTTCATCTAAAATACCTTGTTTTACTTCAGGCTTTAGCCTTTCAAATAGTGTTTTCATACTTTATTTAATTTAAATTCATAGTTATTATCTGTTAGTAGTCGTGTTCAATTTGTGATAGGTTTTACATCATCTACACCATCATCAAATGATTGATAAAACTCTTGTTCTTCCATTTTACTATTCACTGTTTTTGTGTATACAAACCTAACTTCTCCTGTACTTCTACCTGAGAAGTCTCTTTTATATACAGTTATTTTATAAGTTATAGGATATTCCATTTTAATTAGTGCATTACTAAACCAATTTTATTGTTTTTACTAAACCATTTAGTAGCATAGAGATCGTACTTACTAGCATCTGAGTAACCAGCTTGTTTAAGATCATCTATGCTTTTAAATATTTTAGTGTGCCGATCATTATCTTGATCTATTAATCTGCTTTGTCTGCCTGAGTCACTGAATATAATATCAAGGTTATCAGGTAGATCTGTATTCTTAACCATTTTCACGCAGTTTGTATAAGCATAAAAGCGTACGTCCGGGTTGTGTATAGCAACAGCGCACCATTTATCTAAGTATTCTTTAGAATAAAAGTCACCACTATCGTGTATACGAACATAATCAGGTTCTTTAATAGTTATATCAGCATTAATTTTAGCTATAAACTTATCTGTTTTAGATAGTTCATATCTATTATTATATGCTCGTTTAACGTTAGGCCAGGTGAAAGCACCTTTTCTTGCGTAGCAGAATTTAATACAAGATCCAGCCATCGGGCAGGTTGTTTCACCTCCACCCGATTTATAAGCTGGAATCCCGAAATTAAACAACCTAACACTAAACTTGCTAGACGTTTGTTTTATTTTACTATTCTGAGTCAGTAGATTCATTTTCTTGAATATTAAAGAAAGCATCTATAGCTTCGTATATTATTGAAGTTAAGTTGCTTCGATCATCAAAATTTATACTCTGTAACTGAATTCTATTATCATAGTCTATTTCAAAATCACATTCGTAGTTATCCACATCGTCAAAATCATACTGGTCAATAATATCTTCTATTCTATTCGTTAGTTTAGAAAAATCATCATTACTAAGCTTTGGCTTGTTAAAATCCTCTAACTCTTTAGTTAGTTTATTTTGCTCGTTAACTAAGTTCTTAACACCGTTGCTTGACTCTTCAATCAACACGGTTAACTCTTTAATTCTTGTTTCTAATTCCTCTTTGGTTTTCATAAGTGTTTGGTTTTTAATTAATTACGGGTTTATTATCTGTTAGTGATCGTATTAAGTTTGTGATACTATGGTTGTAAATACTCAGTTACTGGTCCGATTTCTACATCATCATCGTATATAATTATACTAGGGCATATACCATATTTTAATACATACTCTATTATACCTTCTATTTCATCAGCGTGATATATATAGCTGATCGTGTCTTCTATTTTTATTGAGTACATTATTTAGAGTAGTTTTTAGGTGCAAACATTAATCTCGTTTGTAATACTATTGCTTCACAATCTTCGTCAGATATATCACCTATATCATCATACTCGATTTCAAACTCGTCTAATACACGAGCAATACCATTCCAAAATGTTGTATCTAAGTAATCTTCTAAGTCATCAGCCATGTAGCTAGCTATTTGTTCAATGTGTTCTTCTGTTAATTTCATAGTATTAAATTTAATTTAGTAATAAAAAAAGTAGTGACCTAATCAAAGGACGAAAAGCTATGAAAAAGGAAACCTTATCATAGATCACTACTCATATAAATAAAATCTAGTTGTGGTTCACACTCTTATGGTGAATACTACGCACTGCGACCAGCCTCCCACTTTTTAGGCTAATTTAAGGATGATCAATTCCGGCCTTTGGAACTAGATTAATAATAAGAGCAGTACCTTGTTTCATACCCCCGATCGACTGGGTTTCCCGGTGTTTACACTGCTCTTTAATATTAAGCAGAGAGAGGAGAACTGGTTAATTTTTATACTCCCTTTAGTCCAGACTCTCTGCAGTAAGCCTTATTCCTTCTACTTATCTGGATCTATTTACACGCGACCAGAATCAATCGAACCTTAAAGTTTACTTACATATAACCTGCTTTAATATCTCCGCCCTGAGTGTTTAAAGCGACAGTTAATAATAAAAAGCTATGTTACTCGTCAGTAACTCCACTCCAGCGG